GTTCGCTACCGGATGATCTGTGTGAGCCCTCGGGATAACCATAGAGAGAATGACAAAAAGCCCGTCCAATTTTAACACTCCCTGGCCCGCAAGGGCCTAGCGAATAGCGAGGTGTCCCGAAATGGACCCTGGGAGAACCAATTTTAACAGTGAATGAGGCGGGCGGGTAACCAAGCCCCTGTACGCACGGTTCACGAGAGTCTATCGAGGTAGATTCCCGAGAGCCGCAGGACGGAGAGACTAGAGACATAAGCTCCCTTTAGGCCCTATCCTTGGAGGTGCGAATCCTCCCATCGCTGCCACCAATTTCTCGTGCACGAAAGAGAGAGTTCAGGAAGAGGATCACCTGAATGGCGACAATCAAACAAAACCTCCCCAATTTCAATGGCTACGCACAGTGCAACCGATGCCGAAACTAGAATAGGCAAAGGCCAAGAGGTCCTGTGGAACAACCAAAAGTGAACTAGTTCGCTTTTGGGGAGATGGTTCGATTCCATCCGTGGCTCCCAATTTAACACTTTGCCCGCGCCGAAAGGCCCATATTCGCTGTTGGATAGAGCCGCTATCCCCGGAGTTGGGGAGTGAAGCCAGTTAACAGGCAGCGAGATAGAACTAGCGGGCAATCCAATTTATGGCGATGAGGCGGGATGAACCCGCAAACTGTAAGTCCTAGCGATAGGCGTGAGCTTCAGGCTAAAACTGCCGAGCCGGAATTACGGAGCCGGTTATCAAAAGTCCGAGACGGTAAAAATCCGTCCATCGCCACCCCTTTCTTATGCCAGTCCGAACCCTCTACAGCACCTATTATGGTCTGACCTCGGATCAGCCCGAATGGGAGGATTGTACGCCGTTCCTTCCGCTGCATGGGATAGAGCCATCAGAAAGAGCTTGGGTGGGCTGTACGGGGCTTCAGCGCGTTTCTAGGCCATATGGGGAAGACTTTGATCCTGACTTCCAGAAATGGAAGACCGCGCAGTTCGAGATATTCAAGGGAGAGAACTTCGAGATCGTCTCCCGAAGATACGCCTAGATTTATGGGAAAACATAAGAGTCAAGACATCAAAGAACAGGCCGTGGCGTTCTATCGATAACATGGCAGAAATGCCGCCTGCTCACAGTTTAATGTCGAAGAGACTACCCTTTATCGCTGGATCAAAAAAGCCGGGGCAACCTCTCACCTTAAAGCTAGGGGTAATAATTTCCATACCCTTGGATACCTTATTGAATCCGCCAAGGCGCACACAGGAGATGAATGTCTTGAGTGGAAGGGAGCCTTTAAGAAAAATAGCATGGGCTACGGGGCTATAAGTATAAATAGACGTCAGTATCATGTGCACCGGGTTTGTTACCAATATGTAGTAGGAGATATACCAGAGGGATTGGTCGTTAGACATACCTGCGATAACCCCAAATGCTACAATCCAAAACACCTACTACTGGGCACTAACCACGATAATAATCAGGATCGGATTGATCGTGACCGATCCGCCAAGGGTGAGCAAAACGGGAATGCAAAATTCACCGCCAAAGATGCGCTTGAAATCTTTAATTCCCAAGGAAGTTACTCCGCGATAGCTCGAAGATTTGGGACTACGCACCAAACAGTCCGATTTATCAAACTCGGAGTTCAATGGAATTGCGTTACCGGACTCCCCAAGCGGCCCCAGGTCCTGCCTAAGCCATCTTCTGGACGACCTTCGTCTTTTTACCACGGATGCCCGCTACCCTCTCCAGAAGGGTTGTCACCTTCTCCGCAATAACCAGAGCCTTCTCGTCGATGATCTGTTCGTCGATCAGGATCTTGGGATGGGTCGTGCTGGGATTGCAACGCTTGCGGGTCATGATCCTGGCCACTTGATGTTCAAGGGTTCGATTCAGGCCGTTCTCGATCACATCCAGATGGACCGTGGCCACCTCCAGCTCCGCATCGAAGAAGTCCTCGGGCTTGCTGATGACGATCTGGAAGTCCTGGTCTGTCAGCTCTAAATCGATATCGGTAGCCATTGTTTGGATTTATAGCAGAAATCTTTCGAGAGTGCGAGATTTTCCTTGTGGCTGGAGTCAATCATGTACAGAGTGTGTATATGGATCGGGGTCGCAAGCCCTAACAGGATACTCGGCGCGGCAGCGCATACCGTAGTGGAAGATCGAGAGAGCGCGTAACCCATCGAAAGCTTAGAGTTGGTGGGCGATCCTACTAATTTCAACATCTTAAAGTCAGAACCTATCCTGACGGAGCATGAGGGCGGTTTGGCCACCGTTCAAAGAAGTGTGCCGATCCCTGTAGGTGACCAGTCCGGGAGAGAAGCGGACAAGCTTTCAATACTTTCAGCATGGGAGACACGAAGAGTAGATACAGTACATCAGCCGGTGCGATGCCGGGCCTTCGGCGGCTGGCGAGCCGGGAGGACGCAACCCTCTCCCATGCTGATGTTAATTTCCGTTAATTCAAATAACCAACAGACCTATGACCTTTGAATATCATCCAATTATGGGGCAACTAGCGGGAGCCGTGATAGCCTTGGTCATTATCCTTATCCACCGCAGATACAGCAAATGATCCTCGCCATACCCCTCATCCTCTTCCTGCTCCAACCGGAGCCTATGGAATTCCACTACGAGCCCGACCTGCGCTATATGGAGCAGGTGGACGATAACCTTCTGGACACAATCTAATCTAATGCCTTGCTACGATAATCGAGATGATGTTGAGCGTGAGCGGCTCAGAAACCTCTTGGAAGAAGGAGGATTTACTCCTCAAACTTACTATCCGCCTCCATCGCAACCAATGTGGAGCACGACAACTAAGACACCTGTAACCATTAAGGTTCCAGAAGGTCAGATCGACCGAACGGCTCTACTATGTTCCGCCTGTCGGGTCTTGGCGAGGATGGGGTACGACTTTGAAGAGAATCCGGCCCTTTCCCAATGGTGGGATGCACATCAAAAGGAAGACGCCAAGAAATGAGCAAGAAAGACGAATACCGGCTCCAGTTGAAACTCTCTCCCCGAGAGAAAGAGGAACTGGAGGAAGCTAAACTCCTCTCAGGAGCCCGCAGCTACGTCCAGACGGTTACAGAGGCCGTTAGACGCCATGGGAATGTCGAGCGCGAGCGTGTCCTAAGAATGCAGGAACTACTGAAAGACAAGTGATGATTTCCCAAGAAACACAGACCAATATAAAATCCATCATGCCCGTCATGTTGGAGAAAGCCGAGGAAGGGCGTCAGGCCCGCTTCCATAAATATCTGTTGGAGCATTTGGAGGAGTTCTGGCCGGATTTTGGGAAGGACAGTTACGTGACGCGCCTGCCTCTACAATTCTTCGACACCACCACAGGTCAACCCCTTTCAGACTGGGATATCCAAGATCGCATAACCTCCGGGCTGCTCTCCATCCTACAGAAATGAATACACCAACTGAATCAGGAATTGACAAACCTAAGCGAATGGGATTAGATTCAGATAATGAATCAGCCAAAAATAAACACGCTGTCGCCCTCGGATCTCTTGGAGGTTCTCGAAAGTCACCTGCAAAAGCGGCAGCAAGCCGCGAAAACGGGAAAAAAGGCGGTCGGCCAAACAAGGCCAAGGCCACATAGGCATCCATGCAGCCCAATCCTAAGCCCGGAAGACATGGACCTCCTTATAATGCCCTGGAGGACGTTCGGAACTAATGGATATGCCTGTACCAGGGTATTTGGAATGGGTATCGGGATGCACAGGTGGGTAGCATTGCGACAATTTGGGGTGATATCGAGCCATAAACTCCACTGCGATCATATAAACCGTAATAAAATGGATAATCGCAGAGAAAATCTAAGAATCATTACCCCTAGCGAAAACCATTTGAATTCCGATAGGAGCGACAATGGAGTTGGGGTCTACTTTTATAAGGGGAAGTGGCGGGTACGGACTAAGAGAAATTACTACAAGCGAAAACACCTAGGAACTTTTAACTCCCAAGAAGAGGCGTTATCTAGGTGGGAAAAATATCTAACAACTGGAGAGTAATAATGAAACCATCTGAACAAGGGCCGCGCTGGGTCAAAATGCGAGGCGAATGGATTGTTGGCCTCGTTGCATTATCTAGACTTCGAGGAGAAGATTTAAGATCCTTGCTGGTATTCCTGCCGGGAAATACATATCCATATCCCGAAGAGGATATTGAAGAATGGGGCCAGAAGATCGAGCGCCCCTCAGAAGAAGAGGACGCCGAATACCTCCTGAACTACGTAGACCCACTCCGTGACCCTGACAGAATATGGAATGTATGACCTCAATAATCTGGGAAAGAACGGAATGGGAATCCGATGCCATCGACATGGATTCCAATGAATCTGTCGGATACTGCTGGAGGGAAATGGGTCGATGGAGGTCAGAAGTTAAAGGGGCTCAACTAACTGAGCATTTCACCTCTCTACGAGCCGCCGAGATCGCCGTGGAACTAGCACTGGAACAGGAGGATATTCTGCATGGAGAAGGAATTTAACAGCATGGACACCCCCACGGAGCAGGCTCTCGATTGGGTGAAGGACAAACTGCCCGAAGCCGAGTGGGCCATCCTGATCGTCGGATGCGGCTCTCATTGGGAGCGTGGGGTATTCGGCATCCAGAACATCCACGAATTCTACGGAGTCCTGGAGGATGTGAAGATGACCGAACAGATCTCCCTCGAAAGGGAAGATTGAAACTCATTAATGGAAATAACGAAAGGAACAGACCGATGAGATTGGAAGAGATTTTAGGAGAGATAAGGAAGGGCCGCAGATGGCGCTTCAATGAAGGCCCGTGGAAATCCAGGCCGGATAACGATTGCGCCCGTATGATGGCAATCGCTTGGCAGGATTTGGACTCGAATGCTTTCGAGCTTGAACCCGAGCCGGAAGTGATCGAGGTTCCACGCGGAGGTAAACACGACTACCCATACAAAGTATCTAAGGATGGATATAGCCCGTCCCCATCAGTGTTGTTGTGGCCTCTATCAGAAATCGACGCTCTCAAAATTGCTGCCGACAAGGTCCGAGGCATAGCGCCCAACTACCAATCTGCTACCGAATCGAACGGACTTGGTAGCAAGGCCATGAGCGCCGAGGAAGCTTGGGAGAAGTATGAAAAGAGCGTAAGCGGCGATCCGTATTGGCCATATGAGCCGAAGCGTGAATTCCTAGACGCCTTCACCCTAGGCCAGCAATCCCAGCCGGTTGTGGAGTATGTGGAGCCTGACTTAGGCCATTATTCCACGTCTGCCAGCCCGACTTATGACAAGGGCTATCTGGCCGGGCATATCACAGGATGGGAAGCCCGCGAGGCCGCGATGAAAGGAGGCCAATAACCTATGAATTCACAGAACTTAATACTTCACGCCCGATCCATCGCGCTAACAACTCAGTTCAATATTCGTCTTGAAGGCTTATTGAGCGCGAACAGGGAACGGGAACGAATGGATTTGGCACCCGCTTACACCGAAGTGACCTTCGATGATATGGAGCGTGATTTTTCCTGCCAGCAAGAAGCCATCTTCGATGCAATGACCAATAACCTATGAGCACCCAAGACGAAAACAGACTGATAAAAGCCCTAGAATCGGGAACTATCACAGCCGACTTAATGCCCGATGCTAATATGTATGGGCTTGTCGAGAGAAACGCTTGGTGCAAGGGTGCTTTTGCGGCTTACGAATCCCTCCAAGCCGAGTTGCAAGCCTCCAAGGCCGACGAGAAGTATGGATGGGATTCATGTCGCGAGGCAACTAGGGCCAACGATGCTGAGTATAAGCTGAGGCTATCTATCCAAAAGGATCTAGAATCTACCAAGGCCGAGTTGCAGCAGGCCAGGGAGGCGGAAGCAGGGCTACGAGAGGCCCTTGAAATGCTGTGGGCGTCCCATGATGAACAGATCGCGGATATGGTTTCTTGGGCGGATGTCCGAGAGACGTGCAAGAAAGCCCTCTCTCCCCAGCCGCCCGCACAGGAAAAACAGTGGGTTGAATTCATCCCCACATCCGAAGACCCCGTTCTTTTTGGAGACCAATGGTCCTACGGGGATGCCGTCCTTACGGAATGGCACCCCGTGGGCATTACCCATCCTGACCCGGGCCGAATCTATAAATTGATCTATCGCCACACCATAAAGCCATGAAACACACCGCCATCACACTGAGCGACGAGGATTGGGGAGAGGTGCTGATTTGCCTCTCAACCAAGTCGGGGCCTCGCGTAGCTTCCATCTACAACTCCATTGCCACCCAGCGCAAAGCCCAACGGTTTGGAACAACGCCCGCGCAGGAAGGAAAACTGTTGCGATGCAATATGCTCACCGGGGAGATTGAGGAAGCCCCAATTCAGCCGCACGACTGCTCCCATGGAGCGCCCGGCTCTCATTACTAATGAAAAACACCACCATCAAAGACGACAAATACGCCCTCCCTGCCCTTCTGGTTGCTTTCGGAGATAGACCTTCCCCGGAAGAGAATGGAGGGCATACAGAGGCTCCTACGGACATCCCGGCCCATCTGGCGCGGAAGCTCTGGGAGAATAAGACCATCCAATCGGGGATCTTCACCCCCAACCAATTCCGGCATCTGGTGGAGAATATTATCAGGTATGAGCTGTATAAACTGGAAAAGTGAATCGGAGTCCCACGCCACCAGCTCAGACGGAAAATACAGCGTCTGGAAATGGACCGAAGGAAATTGGATCTCGGAGGTTTTCGGTAAGGCGCGAATCCACAAATCGAAGGAAGAGGCCAAGACCTACTGCGAGAACCAATCCAAGAATCGTTAATTCAAATAATGAAGCCCCTCAAGAAACCGATACGATGCTGGAATAGAACTACCCCCTACGACCTCCAGGAAGGGGTCCAGGTGACCGCCGAATGGAACGAGAGGCTCCAATGGTGGGATCTCTCGTTCGACAACGCAGGAAAGACCATCAAAGCAACCACGACTGAATCGCCTGAAGTATGAACACAGAGAATCTAGAAGAACTGAGAAAGGCGCCGGACCAGATAAAGATGCAGGAGGAATTCAGACCCATGCACGCCCCGATAGGGCCGGGATCTGTAATATCTAATCTCATCTTGGAAGCCAAATGCCAGATTGTCCAAGAGGCCGCTGGATATGGAACGCTGGATGGCTACTGCTTTCTCTACACGGCCCTAGCAGGCTTCCGTTGCAGACAGGGGGAGATAGATGACCTGAAGGGCATGATAGCCCTCCTGGTGGCCTCCCTGAAGCACCTGAACTTCAAATACGGATGCAACGAGGACGGAACGCCCAGCGATTGGAATCCTTGGGTTGAGTCACGGGAATTCATTACCCAGGCAGAGGCTATGCTGAAAGGAGAGAAGGAACTTTGAAGAAAATCAAATCAGTCTATCTGAGCGCACGGGGTCAGGCGGTCTGCTCTGACATGCAGGGCCAGCAGATCGGAGAGCTTCAAAAGAGCTTTCCCGTCCTGTTTGCCGAGGAGGCAGTCAGAAATGACTACGATCCAGAAGGCGTGGTTATCGAGATGCCGATGGGCAAGGCCCGAATCTTCGGATGCTACGACTACGACGATCCAACGGTTTTTGAGGGATGGAACTGGGAGTTGTTATGAACACCGACAAGCTACCCCGCTACTGCATGAACCTAACTACCGGCCAACTGGAGGAGGTGGATATCTCTGTGCCCGTGGTGCCCAATCCGGCCTGGACCACGGTGGAGGACAGAGAGATCACTGGGATGACCTTCAGGGAGGGCAGGGGATGGTTCTGGCTGTCCATGCAGGACGGGGAGGTGATCGAGGCCCCGATGGCCCCACAGCCTCCTGAATTAACCATGAAAGACCTACTGGGATTTGAGCCATGAATAAAAACGACGACGCATTTGCCATGCTCGCCAAGATCATCGTGGATGATTGGGGCGGCGATACCGTGGCCTTTTACAAGCACGTGGCTGGAATGAAGAAAGCCCAGAGCCTGCGTGCCGCCTTGGACGAATCCGCCAAGACTCTGGCATTTCAGCAGGAGACCGAGCATCTGGAGCGCTACGAAGCCCTTGCAAAGTCCCATGCCCGCCTCATAGAGGCGCTGGAATCATCTTTGAAGTTCTACAAACGGATGGGCTACAACAGGGAGATCGAGCGCGTTGAGAAGGCCCTATCCTCTGCCAAGGCACTAGCCTCCCAGCCATGATCCTACGCAACCCTGAGACCGGTGAGTTGACCAAGCTATACCAACAGCAGAATGCAATGGGCGGGCGCTACTACTATTTGGTCGATGCCAGGGGCCAGATTACCGCCACCAGATCCGATGCCATGTTTGCGGCAAGCAAGGGTCCGCTGCTTCCTGACGAGAACTACACGCACGATAGCCTCGCTCAAATGTGGTTTTATGTAGTTACAACTCATTGACTTCTAACTAATTCCCATCTATATTGGATGGACCAATGAGAGAGAACGCACGATCAAGGGGCCGATGGTCCAAGCAGCAGGAGAACCGGCGCGGAAAACTCCAGAACCTCTGCTATGAGGAATCGATCCACGAGGACGATATGGATCGTCTCTGCCAATTGAATGCTCTCCGGGACCGCCACTGCGATCTTTCCCATCCGAAGGCCGTCAGGGAGATGAAGCGGTACACGGAATGCGTGACCGGGCTGTTTGTGACGGCCCTGAGGTTGAATCAAGGATAGCTGGTTATTTGAATTAACGGAAAACAGACCCAATGAAGACAAAAGAACGCCTAGGACTTGAGCGCCCGATAAATCCGATGGACTGGAGAGATTGCCGGGATTACTGGCATGACCGTTGCCATAAATGCGGTGGGGGATCTTTCGTCGGCCCTAAGAGGCTCCGCTGGTGCCAGATATGCCAGGACAAGCAAGATCTGGCAGATGCCCCGAGGAAAGCCGCCTACGAGCTAAGGATGGAGAAAAACAAACGACTGCACGAGTTGCGAGGTGACAGCCCTGAGCCACTTATGGGATCTTGGGGCCAGCCATTCGTCCCCGACTACTGCTCAAACTTGAACGCCGTGCACGAGGTAGAGATGGGGCTGGATAAATTCAACTACGGCAAGTTTTGTCAGCACTTCCAAGATGTCGCCAACTGCTATGGAGGCGAAATGGGATGGTGCCGTGAATTTGTATCAGCCACCGCCGAAGCTCGTGTAGACGCATTAATCCTAACCCTCCAAGAATCGGCAGCAGAAATAGACCTATGAAACCCGAGATAGATCCAGACAGCTTAACCATAACCCTCCTCCCGTCACCCGGGGGTAGATTTCACCATAAGGCCGGGAAAGATGGGTTCACGGAGGTGACCCATAACCCGGACGGATCGGTGACCCTCCTGAAGACCGAGTGGATAGCCATGATTGAAAGAGCCGTGGAGAAACTGAAGACAAAGACCACGAGATGAGCATGAAAATCAAAGTACACCCCAACATGGAGCTGGCGTTCCGCGTTCTGAGGAAAGACCTCGGACTAAAGACCGACCAGGAAGCCCTTACCATGGCGCTCCTATTGGCCGTAGCAGCCTCGGCCCCCTGCAACGAGGTATTCATAAGGAAGGACGGCTACGAGCAAGGAATCTGGGAGTACATGAAGGAAGTCTACGACAAGGCAGTAATTGCCGGTTGAGCCATGAATATTACAATAACAAATCCCTGAGAGCATGAAGACCGAACTTACCGACACCCGATTCACCGTAAGACCCGTAACTGAGCGCCGGATCGTTCTGGACGAGAACGGAGACTGGGAGGCAGGGCCGGAGACCGAACTGGTAGCTGTGAATCCTGGGGACGAGGGCTACGAGGCCGCCCCATATGGCCAAATCAGAACCACGATATCCGGCTTTACTTTGAGACCATGAGTCTACCCACCCAGATCCTCCTCGCCCACACGGCAGGGCGCTACCTGGCCCTCATCATCGATACTCTCCTCTTTGGCTGATATGAACAAAGGCATCCTATTCCCCTGTATTCAAAATGGCCCGTTCCTGCATTTGAGGTACTACCTGTTTTACCTGACCCAGATCTACGCTCTCCACGGCTACGCCCGCGCCAAGATAGGACTGACCAAGAGCAGCTTCTGGTACTCAGACAACGAGAGGATAGACGTATGGTTCACAAAAGGACCAACGAACCACCTACACACCCGACAGGTAGGGGATCTGTACGATACCAAGGGGCAATGGGAGATCCCTTAACAAAAAGGGTTTCAAAAACCAGTACGCAACTTCCAGGGACTATGGGCCGGATTGCTGACTCCGAGCTGGGGCATCGGCGCCCCGATCCTGTGTGACCCAGGATTAATGGATTCCCTTTAAAGACACCCCCTCCCCCTCCCTATCCCCACACACCCAGGTAACAGGGACAGGGGATAGATACAGGCATAGCCCTAGATGCTCCTGTGCGCCCCGTGTAGACCTTGGAGAGGGGGAATAGGGAAGAACCTAGCAATGGGCTACAGGCTATACTGGCACGCTCTCGCGAACGCCTTGGCCTTATCCTCCCCACCCATAGCCAGGACAGCACAGTCGCACCTGGCACAGTATGGCTTGGTCCATAGCAGCTTGGTAGCCGGATCGCCGCACAGCCCGCATCCGCTGGCCAGGATAGCCAAGAGATCTTCCTCTGACAGTCTGCGCGGCCTGTAGTCCTTACGGGTAATGTAGCTGTGGTACTCGGGGGACATTTGCCACTTTGGCGCGCGCCTAGGCTGTCCTTTGTCGCACCTTGGCTGTCTCTTTCGTTGGTCTTTCAACATAATAGTGACTTTATCTCAATTGAGTACTGAGTAAAAGGCATATTGTTGGGAGGGAGATGGGGGTAAATGGGAGGGACAATACCTAGATTGAGCCAATTCATTGCCTTTCCTATCCCTGTAACTATTACGTTTATCGCTAAACTATACCCCATAGGGGTATAGGGTATAAGTGAAGATTTCTGTTAAAGTTAACAGGGTTAACGTAACCCTAGTATTGATTTCCAATAACTTATAACTATTTTCAGTCAGACATAAAATATATCTTGTCAGACAGGAATGATTTGATAGGTTGAATGCATGACCGAAACACAACTTCTCCAATCAGCTAATGCTAACCTTGCGGCTGACTCTCGTATGCTCATTGCCAATCTCACGAGTGTTGAGACTGACTTTGACCGTGAGCATGGGATTCGCATGATCTCCCCTAATCACTGGCAATCCGCTAAGCATAAACTTTTCGGGTATTCCACCGTTCGCCAAGTCCGGTCAGCCATTAAGCGCAAGCTCGCAAAGAAAGCGGCCTGATCCACCTGTAGTTAAACCCTGTAGCTCTATCTTACCTAATGAAAACTAACGCATTACGCTATAAAGTATGGGCGCGTTCGCCGCGCATTTTCACCGATCTTGCGGAAGCTCAGGCTTTCGCGAATCGCTACTATCGCAAAACCGGGAACGTGGTTTCGATCACTTGCGTATGAACCATTACACCCATCAAGGCTATCAGAAGCGCCGAGAGCTTTCCGCTATCATGCGCCGGGCTCGCTTCTTCTCCTTCTGGTTTCCTGTCTCTCTTTCTCACTCTCTCAAACTCTCATGGGCTATTGCCCGATTCTTTCGCTAAAATCTTATGACTACTCCAACTTTCTGCCCTGCTTTCATCTTCCGTCCTTCCGGCCCTGGCTTCGGCTTTGAGTCTCACGCTGGCCAGCCTGTCATGATTCTGGAATGTCTCACCTTCCCAGGTGATACCCAGCCGCTTTATGACATTATGGCTTCCGATCTTTGGATCGGAACAGCGGAAGCTGGCGAGCTTGAACCCATGTATCCATAAAACGCTCTAGGAGCCCTTTCCTGCCCTTCCGTTTCTCTTGGGTAGTGTCCAGGCTGTTATGCTCTCTCTAATCCTTTTTAATTCCGTTAATTCAAATAACCAGACCATGAAAGACTACAACGACATTCTTACCCTTATTGATTCATCCGACTTCTTTTCCTGGACTCGTGGCGAGCGCGTGGGAGATCCGGCCATATTGGAGGTTTACAAGGATTCCCCCGGCCTTCGCGTCATCCACTCATTCACTATTCGCACGGATGTTTCCGGCCAGGTTCTCACCTATCACGAATTTGACGCTAAAGCTAAAGCATGGGGCAAGCCAGCCATGCCGCGCGAGATCCCGACCATAACCAGCGTGAAAGGCCGTCAAAAGCTTTTCAGCTTCATTCAGCGGGTAGCGCTCAAGGATTGCGGTTATCCTAATCCCATGTATTTCGTTCACTTTCGCTAAGTCCGTTAATTCAAATAACGCTTAACTCTCTAAATAATAACCTATTCATACAATGAAAAGCAAGCCTCGCGTTATCGCTTACAGGGGATTTCTCCAAGAAATCGAACGGGAATTCCCCTCCCGCGCTCGCGCCCTTCAATGGGCGCAGCAATGCGGGCTTTATATCCCCGGCATCTGCGGATCATCCGGCCCTATCGCATGGCTTGGAAGTAAAATGGAATGGGAAGCCCGCAAATCATCCTCCCCATCTCGCGCGGAAGCTTGGAGGAAAGCCACTGCCGCCCTATGACCCTTCCCGACCCACCCAAAACCAAAGGACGCAAACCATCAGGCAATCCATGGGGGACGCGCAGAACTTTCAGACAGACAGAGGAAGTCTGGGAAGCCTTCGATAGACTCCCAGGCTCATGCGATGCAGACCGATTCCGCTTGCTCGTTAGTGGTGCATCAAAGAAATCTCACAAAAAAACTTGTCATTCTGTTAAGGAAACATCTAACTAATCAAAGACCAATGAAAATACAGCTGATCTTCTCTAAATCCGATAAGCTTCCCAACCGCCAGCGCTTTATCGAAGCGCCTTCCGAGATGGAAGCGATCCGCACAACCCTTGCTCGTCCTGGAGTTATGCGCTTGGCGCAGAAAAGCCTTGTTGAAGGCGTGGGCGTCCTGAATTGCCACACGGTCAAGGAAAAGGCTCCCAGGCACGCTAACGGCGCTCCAATGGTATGCACAACTCACCGCTTGGAATTCAATTTCTGACCTATGAAAACACTCACAAAGACAGTTCAAGGCGTCACCTTTCAGGGGCGCGATTACGAGGTTAAAAGCATCAAGGCTAATGCCAATGCCATTTTCCAAATGGATCACATCGGCCAATGCCCTGAGCTTCGTCCTTATCAAGGGCATATGCCCTATGTCTATAGGGATGCGACAGGCAACCTGTATGCGATGGCTGTAGGGCCGAAATCAGAATCCCCCAATTGCTTCTGGAGGCTGTTGCCATGAACGAAACTGAAAACCAGATACGCCTGAGACGGGCGAAAGAAGCCCTGTCTGCCGCCAAGGAAATCGCGGACAATACGCGCCGCGCCCTGATAGATGCTGATTCCAGCTTTAAGCGGGCAAGGGAGAAATACGAGGAGCTTTTCCTCATAGAGGAGCAAGAAGAGTGCAAGCGCCGAAAGGAAAGGGCTTAACCAATCAACCCTTAATTTCCATTAATACCATTAACTGACACAAAGACGATATGAAAACTATCAAAGATCACTTCAAGGAATTGGGCGGCGTGGAGTCCAGCTATCTAGCCAAATACTGGACGGTAGAGGCTGGCTGTGGGGCTGCTACAGGCCATAAGGGCGGGACTGTCTATTTCTACTCTGACGATGGGTATGAATACCAAGCTCGCTTCAGCCCTTCGGAAAGCGATCCCTCGCTATATGGCTGGTCGCTAAGTTGCGGACCTAATTGGGACGCTGGATTTTATCAAGGCTCAATCCAGATGCCTTCCGTGGATGAAAAGAAAGTCGCCCTAATGCTGTGGACACGCCTTGCAGAGCTTCCCGCCTCCACTGTAGGGAAGCTGAAGGTTCTGAACCTCGACGAAAAGTCTCTTTGGCTGAAAGCCCCAAAACAATGAAAGACGAAAACAAAACACTTTGGAGCCTGTGGGAATGTGATGGGGGCGCACGCTGGAGTAGCGTTGCGCCGTTCCATAACTCGGAGGGGGAAATCTGCACGTTCTCCGGCTGTAGTTGTGGCGGGAAGATCCGATTCATCAAGTCCACCGATGAGCCTTCAGAGGCGTCAGAATGGTTTCGCCGTCCCTGCCACCCTAACCACATCAAGAACACTCTGCGCGATGCCTACGATGCTTTCTGTGACGATAAGAAGGGGCTGTGCGTTGAGTTGCTGAACGGCCTGCGCAACATCATTCCCCCTAACGAACAATGCGCGAAACTTTTCGAGCAGATCAAAAAAGGAGGCACCACCCACACTTATTTTCTAGCTGCGGCCATCCGCTCACTCCCATGACCTCTACCCAATACAGCGAAATCATGGAGTTGATCCATCCCATCATGGAAGATGCGGGCAGCATCCACCAACTCATGCATGGGGCCAGACTTTGGATGGATTACTACCCTAGTGAATCGGATTCCATGCAAGCCCTGGAATTGGTCCGTATGGTTCATGGTCTTCTGACTGTGAACCTGGCCAGGGCGGAAGAACTCATTCTAGCTCTTGAAAGGAGCCGCAACCTGTTATGACTGAAACTGAAACTAAGGAAGTAAAAAGCATGACCGATTTCATGGCTGATTTGGCTATGGATTGCCAAAAAATGGCCATTGAGATTTTCCATTTTACCCATGATCCCGCCAATGAGGCTACCGATTCTTCCATATGGCCTGTCATTGGGCGATTGAAAGACTACTCGGGACTTTTGGAGCACAAAACCAAAGAACTTCAAAACCTCCTCAACCCATGACCCTTATTCTCATCACAATTGCCCTAGGAATGGTTCTGTTGATTCTGTGGGCTATCTCTGCCCCGAGACTTCCCGAAGGGCACCACAAGCCCGGTAGGCTTATTGTAACGAGGTATATTCCAAGCTCTGAATACGTGGGGGAGGAAATGGAATGACTCGCTACCAGCAAGCACGCCTGGACTTTGAAACGCTCGAAGAAATCACCGAGCTTACTGATCAAATGACCCTCGATGAGGCCCGTTTGGATCTAATGCAAAACCCAACCAAAGAGGAGGCCGCGCGAATGTACGAGCAGGGAATTCGCCTTTGGTTTCGAGAGCATGGGATTTTAAATGGAACGCAGCGAATCGCCAAGCGCCACAACATCTGATTAATGCCCTTAACTGAAGAAATAACCATGGATAACGAAATTGCCATCGAGGAAATGAGCATCGAAGCCTTTGTAGATCACGCGAATGATCTGCACTTCCGCATAGGCCAGCTAGAAGGGGCCATTAAGGGAGTGATCCTGCATCTGGAATCGCTCGACCCCATCCTTTCAGCCCGCTCCACTTGGAGTATTTCCTATAAGGTGGAGGAAAATAACCAAGTCATTGCCAATCTAAAATCACTGATCGGAGACTAAAATGCATCCTGTAACTGAAATTTATGATCGGATCTGTGATCTGGCAGAGAAATTCTGTCCTGAGTATCCTGATATTAAAGAGGTGAGCCACTGGGAAAAGCTCTATGCCATCGAGCAGGGCTTCCAAGGAACGCTTCTAGCCAATCAAGATGTCCACCGGGAATGGAAAGAAACCAAGGAAGCCCTGGCCTCTGCCTTGGCAGAAGTGGAAGAACTCAAGGATGGGCTTTCTGATGCCATCCAGCATTTGGATTACTGTGGGTGGGGCAGGGACGCTTGGGAGCGCGAATGCGCAGAAGAGACCCGCAACAAACTCAGTATTCTACAGGCCAAATATTCCCTATGAGCCACTTCATCAACATAGCCCTGATAGTCTGGACGCTGGGATTCTGCATGGTCTTTTTCTGGATCACGGCCCGGCTAATCTCAAACGAGGATTGGGTTGAATCCTGCCTAACCGCTGCCCTCTCCCTCCTCTCCCTATTCACCGCCTTGCTTGCTGTGGGGCAGTATATTAACTGATTATGAATGAATCACAAAGCTATTTTGACCGATCCGGCCCTAATCCATTTTCGCTGCCTGCTAACGATCCCCGGGTACCTCGCCGGATGGGCTCCAGCCAAGATGCCGCGAGAATTTTGGGCTGCTCTACTTCTTTGGTCCGGTGGCTCATTGCTACTGGAGAATTGGAGCATGTAGAACGGCCAGGGAAGCGGCTCTACTTGCTGGATCTGGATGAAGTCCATCGCTACCGTCTAAGCAAAATGGAGGAACGGTAATCCCATGGGCTTCATCATCTTCCTCATTCTTATCCCTATCTACATCATCTGGGCATCATGGTCAGAAAACCGATACAGAGAACAGCAGAAGAGAAAAGGCAGCTCGGGGACAGGAACCGGGCGCTCCATCAAGCCGCCTACCGGTTTATAGTTGCCACTGTCCAGCAAACCAAAGAAGTCCCCAACCTTACCCAACTGGCTGAATGGCTGAAAGAGCTTGGGAGGCAGCCTAGGGCTGGGAAATTAATATCCTCAATGATTGAAACCGGTTGGCTCCTTCCGAATGGGGCTGGCTACAAACTCAGAACCAAACAAAGCGCGGAATCCGTGCTGGAGGAAATCGATTATGCCCTATCCGAACGAAAATACAAAGTTGCCCGTGCCATCCTCGACGGCTGGAATGAACAAAGAGGAAAGGCTACTTCAAAAACTGGACGAGGCCGAAGGGTACGCGGCTCGTGATACTACATCCAATCAATACGAAGCTTTCTCCAGGTTGGCGGATGTCTGCCGGGCTTTGGTGGAGGAGAATGCCAGACTCAAGGCCAATAGGTCTACAGGCTGGTGCAACTGATCATTAATTCAAATAACGACCAATGAATACTGAACTTGAGAAATTGCGGGAAGCTCTGGCATTGATGCCATATCAGCCTGATGACTCCATTGATTTCAAAGACGCTTTAGCCGAAGCTATCGCGTCCGCAAACAGAGACCGAGGGTTCACTTACTTCGTATCCCTTGACGTGGAATCTCGTTACGCTCTGATCGGCTACCGCTCACGAGACGCCGAGGTTAAAGCCCTTGAATCCAAAGTCCACGGGGCGGAGGTAGACATCGCTGTAAGCGAGCGGACTATCGCCGTCCTGCAAGCCGAGAAGGTGAAACTAATTAAATTGCTGGCAAGAACCTACAACTACACGGATGGGGTTGATCCTGACGTAGAAGCCCTGCTCGCCAAGCACGGAAAGGAGCCATCCCAATGCTGATCAAAATTGAACTGGATCTACCTCAACATGACAGTGAGCAGGTAAACGTCTATGCCCAATGCGAGCGCCAGGAGGCTCTTGAGGGGCTTTGTGCGAGTTATGGCTATCCATCTGCCCTTGTGACCTCCGAGGGCGTAGAATTGGTTCCTGAGAACATCGTGAGCAATTACGTCAAAGGCTCCAAGCCATGGAGGAATGACATTCAGATGTCGGTGGGGGGCCTGGTTCTGGAACTGATGGCTTCCGAGAAGGAATGGAACTCCCCCGATAGGTGGGAGAGGGTAGAGCAGGCAGTAGAATCTAACAACTTTGTGGAGTGAATCTTATGAAGATAGACAATATACACGGTCTACCAACGCCGCCGCCGGGGTTTCGCCTAGCCGTCCAGGGCGACGAAAAGTGCCACGGCATCCGCGAGTGGAACGATGATGAGTGGATGCGCATTCTTCCTGAGTATGGGAGGCTTGAACCTAACGCGTTTTACGCCATCCCCCTCGACGATGGCTACGAGTACTTCGAGGCCGGGACGACTACCATTCAGGCCGGGGATGAACTTCAATGGGCATTAGATTATTGGGAAAGAGCTGCTCCAGGGAGGATCGGGTGCAAGAACCCATGTAACCCCCTGCGCCGCCCGAAGGTCAAGGTCTGCGCGACCCGCGACGGAACCGGATTGGTGATGACGCAGGCGGGCGCGGGCACCTATGAATTCGACTGCCCAGATTGCACCGAGGCCAAGCCGCCAGCAAAAGCCCACCAGCGCGATTCAAGCGACCTAAAGCCTGGGGATCGCGTTATAGTTAAGGATGGGCAGTGGTGCACCAAACCCCCGGGCAGTATAGGGGTCATCGAAAAATTGAGCGAATCTGGAATTCCTATCGTGGATTTCGGAACGCCTGGAGGACATCACTTCATCGCTTTTGAGCATCTAGAAAAGGCCCCGGTGCCAGGGGAGAATCCGTGTCCATGGGTAACCCTGCAAGTTTCGTGCGGGCTCCATGAAATCGCCGGTCGCAAGTACAACCTTAACGAGATCCAGGGCAAAGCCATCATCCAACTACTGGAGGCCATGCAATGACAGAAATCCAAGCAATCCGAAAAGCCCTGCATGAGAACAAACCTCAACCGGGCCGCTTCTGGGAAAAAGGGATCGAGGAAATCCTGAACGAGATGCTGACTGTTCTCGAAGAGCAACAGAAAATAATAAACGCCTTCAAACTGGTGGAGAAATCCCGCTGGCAGGCGGCCTACAAAAACATGGAGCAATTCAATCAACACCAAGTCCCACGGGATTCGGATCTGGTTCATCCTACCCATGGCTAAGCAATCCACCTATGGCAGACGAGCGGCCAGAAGGCGCAAGAAGGACCAGCTACTTACCGGATATGTGGCTTGGCCCATGGCCGAACAGAAGGCTCTCCAGACGTTTTCCACATCGGCGGGACGCTGTCGTGCGATGATTAAATTGAAGACAGGCCAAGAGCCGGAAGCCTTCGGGTGGCGCATTGTTCATGCCGAAATCGTACTGCGAATATTCGAGAAGCGCTCGCTGCTTAACTCAAACAACAAACTCAAGGAAGCTATTAATCCAAATAACGACCAATGAACCGAAACGAACGCATCGAACTGGACCAAGCTGTCCTGGAGGCCGCGCGGCATGTCTGGGCGGCAGATCATGGGGATAGACTCACTTTCGAGGAGATCCACAAACTCATCAAGGCTCAGATCCCTCTAAGGTTCTCGGCAGACACCGATTGGAAGAGCGACTGGGATGCCTGGTATGACGCCAAGGAGCGCTTTATCGCCTCCAAGGAGTACAAAGACAGCGGCAGAACCACCAATATCTTCATGGAGGGCTGGAATGCAGCCCGAGATCACTATCAAGGCAGAAACCCTGGAGACGGACAGAAATGAGCTACGTATACCTACAACTAACAGCCGAGATCCTGCAAAAGGGTTCCAAAGCCCCAGAAAATCCGCAACGATATCACCCATTAGTCACGAACGTCTTGGGTGATTGCGTGGCGGCCTATTGCCCAGAATTAGATTTGGCAGCTTTCAATCCATCTGAGAACGATGCCTTCCTTGAGGCGGTTCTGGATGGGGAGGACACTCTCACTAAAGATGTATTTGCTATCGTTTGCGCAAATTAGGTGGAGGATTTTTCTTATCAGGGCTCATGGGCGCTGGAGCATATGAGCAACTCTGGTGGAGAGGACTGGGAGTTGGCGCTCCCGGATATTTGGAATCACGTCAAAGACCGTCTCCATGAGAACGTGGGCCTCTACGTCGAGTTCCTGACTGGATGGCATGTTAGCGAGAGCCAAGATTGGGAAAGCGGATACAATGAAGTGGATTCTATCGAATTCGAGGGCCTTTGCTCCATTCATCTTAACGAACCAAATCAATGAATCCAAAAACAACAGCCAAATGGTACGTGGGGGTTATGAATGACGCCCCTTTCATTATCGACGCACCTCCTCGCCCGTCTACGGACGATTGCGTGCATGATCGCAAGGATGGACCGGACTTCGTGGTCCGGGTCCATGGATTGCGGGATCAGGACGTGAAGGACATCGTCGAGGAGCACAATCGAGTGGTTGATGTGCTTTCTGAAATCAAGCGGGATCTGGAGCAGTTAGAACCCGAAATGAAGAAGGAATGGGACATTGCGGGCTTTTTCTGCCCGTGGAACGATCTTATCCACGCTATGCCTGAAGATTTGAGAATGCAGGGATATTCCCAATCTCCCATGGAATTCGTCTATCGGCTCACCGATCAACGGGATGAGGCCAAGGCCGAAGCGGAGCAGCTCAAAACTCAACTCAAGCAGGCCCACGAGAAAATCCGTTCATTAATGCAATAACAAAGCCGCCCCAAGGGATTAACCAAGGGGCGGCTCTCAACAGACCAATGATGAGGAAAGTTTTATCGCCCACAATCACCCGGTCTGTCAATCCTCCCATTTCATGTCAAATCTTAAACCATTTGACTCCTTTTGACAATTTGACTATAATACCACCATGCCACGCAAGAGAACTTGGAAAGTAATCGCTTGGCCCGACCTGCCTGATGGGCACCCGGTATCCGAAGTTTATTACGATCTACAATGTAGCTGCGGGAGGGAGGCGTACTGCCCGATAGCTGAAGGAGGCATCATTGAAGCCAGATCAGGGATGGCCCTGTTCTTTGACCCTAAAAACCCTCCACCGCCATTCTTTCGACCCAAAACAATAAAGTGTCGGAAGTGCGGTAGAACCTACGAACGATAAGCCGTGTACGGGAAATACTTCGCATCAACCTTCACTGGCTCCATGGTTGGAGCTGGACCCTGTACCTTTGCTGTGTGGGGCTACGTCATCGCCAACTGCAAGAATGGAACCGTGGAGATAAACCCGACCATTCTGGCGGCCATCCTTGGAACCACGAAGGAGGAGATTGAGAAGGCCATTGAATACTTGAGCGCTCCCGATCCAGCATCAAGGAGTAAGGTTCTGGACGGGCGGCGGCTTGTCAAAGCCGGGGCCTTTTTCTACGATGTTCCCAATCACGCGACCTACCGGGGGATCATTAATGACGACGAAAGGCGCGAATACTTCCGCGACAAGAAGCGGGAGCAGCGAGAGCGTGATGCTAAGGCTAAGGATGTTACCAAGCCAAGAGAGAGGTTGTCTTTGACAGTCAAAGACAAGTCAAAGGTGTCCACACAATCAGAGGCATCCTCATATGCAGATGCAGAAGCAGATCCAAACGAATCTAAGACCAGTCGCGATGAGATCGCGACGGTGGATGAGAATCCCCTTTTTTCGGAACCCGGAGAGTCGTTAATGATTTCAATCTATAATGCCTACCCACGTCCTAAAACAGGGGAGCATAAGGCGGAAGCCCTGAGAGCCATGGATCGTGCGGTTTTGCGTCTCATTAGGGATTCCGAGCATGATACTGAAGAGAGGGCGTTGGCCTACCTTTTGAAGCGAGTCAAAGAGTATGCCGACAATACCGACGTTCAGTGCAAACTGCTTCTTGATGCATCGAAGATTCCGATGGCCAAGAGTTGGTTCGATCAAGAACGCTATCTCGACCTTTTCTAATGACCCACGGACAAAAACTCATGACCGCCTTTGCGGAAGTCCTGCTCAATAGGCGGGGAATCCGCGACTATCGGCCAAGCTGGCTCTTCGGAATGGAGATTGACCTGTACTTCCCCGAACTCGGCTTCGGGTTGGAATTTCAAGGGGACCAGCACTACATCCCAGTTTATGGAAAGGCCAACCTCGATTCCCAGCAGGCTCGCGATAAACGCAAGAAGGCTCTAGCGCGAGAGCGCGGCGAAGTCATCGCATGCATAGATACGGCGGACCTATCGGCGGATCGGATCAAGATGAAGCTGAAATGGGCCAGAAAGGAAATGCGGGGTGGCTGGAAGATAGCCAACGCCGAAGCCGCAAAGCATCTGGACGCTGCGGCTAAATCTTACAGGGCCACCATTAAGGCCAATTACCAATCCCCGAGTTCCTTCAAGAAAAAGTCAGCCGCTCGCGTTATTGAAGAGCTTGAATCTGGAATCCCACTCACGCCATGGACGCATCGCAAACTCAGCAAAACCCAGACCGGTCAACGGTATCTGAAAAAGATCGGAAAGACTTCGATCCAACTAACACCCAAGAAGTCTGGATAGACCCATGGCGTTAATCCAAATAACCAACAGACTACAATTATGGGAGACATGGCCGATTTCTACAACGAGCAGATCGAGGATGAAGAGGAAGCCCGCGCCGACTTCTGGAGTGGCCGCATGACCATGATAGAGGCTTATGACCGAGGCATTACGGATGAATTCGGATTCGTTACCTCTGCTTCTTCAAAAACCGTAACCAAAACCTGCAAATGCTGCGGAAAGACAGGACTGACTTGGGCACAATTGGATGGCAAATGGCGGCTCCATGAAGGTCGCGAATTGCACAATTGCCCCATAAATCCGCTCCGTGGTTAATGCCAATAACCAACAACAGACCTATGAACAAATACAAACTAGCCGCATTTATCCGGTTTGAGACGGACAAGCCAATCGAGCATCACGATCAGAACACCATCGAGAATGGCGCTACGGACAAACTAATGATCGAGCTTGAGGGCTTTCTGAAGAAGCGTGGGATCACAACCAAGATTCTTTCAGACTATGGAGACTTGGAGGAAACAGACTGATGAACATCCAAACATCCACAGCCAAAGTCTACCACGGCGGCAATAGGCGCTGGCTTACCAAGAAGGCAGCAGAGAAAGCCGAGGCCCTTATGTATCTCATACTGGACCATATCCAGAAACCCCAAGCAGACCTATGAAAACCGACCCTGAAAACTATCCCCGATACGTCCGCCTCGGGAAAAATGGCCCAGCCTTAAAGGGCGGAAGATCCAGCTACTACCGGGATGCCGGTGAATGGAGCATTACCCCTACTTTTAAGAACGGAAGGCTTGAGGTGGGCGAAAAACAAATCTCTGAAATGGCCCATGCTATCGGAATGGAATTAATCCCCTGCTCTGAAGAGGAGTGGAAAGAAAGCAACCTCGGCTACGTTTAATCCATGAGACTCTCCACCTTCAAAACCATAATCTCCACCATGAACGAGCGCCTCGAACACGGCTGCGGAACCCATGGCTGTCAGATTAAACAACCAGGAGGCCAAGCCGTAAACATCCAATGCCGCTGCACCATCCGAGACTTCTCCAAAGACCTCTGGTGGGTTCTGGAGCAGATGGACGGCAAAACCCAATGGGAGAAGGAAGACCAATGAAGCACGGCGATATCGCAGTGGGAAAGACCTACATAGGCAAGTCATGGAAGGGTGGAAGCCGAAAGGTTCTCAAAATCATTCATGACGAGGAATTCAAGGTTACCATCGTCATTTGCACGGGTGATTGGGGCTATGACAAAAATGAGATCTACTCCCTGAGTGGCTTCGCTTCTTGGGCCAGAGAAGAATGTGAGGAAGAAGAATGAAAACCATGGGCTCCATCACCAATGAACTGATCCAGCAGCGCTACAAATACCGCGAGGAGATGCTCAAGATCGCCATCCTCCGCGCTTGGATCATAGAAGACTGGCCCCGCGATAGGCTCTTCTGGACCGCCCTGCACGACATCAAGGACGATTCATGCATCGATGTCCGCGAAGAACTGGCAGCTCACGGCTATATCTGCCGCTACAAATCCATGGAGTGCCTACTCTGGCGCGGGAAGCACATCCTGACATGGGATGATTCCACCTTCACCGCCTACGATGATCCTCAATTCAAACTGCCTGAGCCAAACCTGATCTACCCCGTGGATAACTGGAGCATATGAAAACCAAGAAAACCTATGCCGAAATGAAGGAGAGCGGCGATCTGGACCGCCTCTGGGAGAAACGGAAGAAGAAAGCCCTGGCTATAGGCTTAAAACGCTCTGTGAGCCTCAAGAGGGCCTCTCCGATCAAAAAGGTGAGTAAGACCATGGCAAGCAAGCTGAAGCTCTACAGTGCCCAGCGTAAGCTTTTCTTGGAAAACCATCCGATCTGTGCCCTGTATGGAACTCCCGCAGTAGATGTGCACCATATTTTCGGGAGGGGGAAATACCTGCTCGATGAATCAATGTGGCTCGCTGTTTCAAGGGAGGCCCATGATTGGATTCATAGCCACGCCAACGAGGCCCGCGCCAAGGGCTATCTCAAGTTCTGAAAATAATCGAAATGATCCTTGCAATCCCTTAACTAGAGGTCAAGGATATGGCCGTTAATCCAATTAACCAAAACCAATGAAATACCGAGCATTTACCCGTTTAATCGTCCAACTTATCCCAGAAGCCCAAGAGGAGGTATCCCCCGGAGGCATCCATCTCCCCGAGAGCTTCCACCAACCCCGAAACATCGCCTACGGGAAGGTTCTGGATGGCTTCTTCGCCCGAGAGGGAGAAGTCCCCACGGAGAGGATCGACGGCAATGGCCTATCTTTCATTGAAAGGGGAGACACCATCGCCTTCAGTAAGGCCGGGGCTATGAACGATGGCAAAGGCATATTTTTCCTGACCGCAGACCAGGTACTCGCTGTTGTGGAGACTGAGTAATGGAAATCATAATCCCCTCCTCTACCGGGCACTGGTACGACATTGCTTCGGGAGAAAGCCGCCACATGGTCCCTTACGCCGATAAAAAGCGGAAGGGCGAGTTTCGAGCGGCAACTATCAAAGATGCAAAGGCCAACGGCGGATGGGCTCCATCGGTAACCTCCATTCTCAAGATCATCGACAAGGAGGCGCTTACCATCTGGCAGGTCCAACAGGCCATCCTGTCCGCCTTAACCCTTCCAAGGGAGCAGGGAGAGATCGACGATGCGTTCGCTAAACGCGTAGTAGACGACATGAAGGCCCAGACGCGGAAGGCTGCGGATAAGGGAACGAAAATCCACAACGCCGCCGAACGCTTTCTTCTAGGGAAGCCCATCTATCTTGAGCCTGAGCTTAATGATCTGTTCTTCCCTCTAATGAACTGGCTGGAGCAAGAGGTGGAAGAGGTTATTATGGCCGAGGAAGTCCTGATTCATCGAGATGAACAATATGCAGGGACTGTGGACCTCATAGCGGTCCTCAAATCCTACGGACCCACCATTGTAGACATCAAGACCCAAAACGTCAAAACCAAGCCCGTCTTTTACCAGGACTGGGGGCTTCAGCTTGAAGCTTACCGCCAAGCCTACCAGCACTCGTTTCCAAAAGCCTCCCCTGTTGGCCTTATGAGCCTCGTGGTGGGCTCGGAGGAAGTTCGGGAACCAGAGTGTCACCAATGGCCAGAAGAGGACACAGAGGCCCGCATAGAAGCTTTTGCCGCTGCCCATACCCTCTGGAGATGGGCCAAGCAATTCCCGAAAATACCAATCGCACCGCTAGAGCAGTTTTAACCAAGGAGAAATCATGAGCCGCAGCCAGCCAACCCAAACAACCCAGAACCCCGCAACCCGATGGATCACATGGTCCGGTTCCCGAGGGGTCTTGGAATTCTACAACAAAGATAAGAAAGAGAACGTCGAGATCGGAGATAAATTCTCCTTCCTGCTTCTGGATACCCTCGCCTCCATCCGGGGCTGGCATGAGTTCTCGGAATCCGCCATCTATTCCAACGAGGTACGGGATACCCGCGCCGAGCGTCTAGTGGTCCGCGCTTTCAAGGGAGGAATCCTTGCCGAAGGATTCTACTCAGATATCAAAGACCGGATTGTAGCGGCCGGAGGAGGCTACAACTCCAATCTCTACATCGCCTATCGAGAGGCGGGAGAGATGAAGATCGGGGCTCTGGTGCTGAAAGGATCGGCGCTCTCGGCTTGGATGGAATTCTCCAAGGCCAACCGCAAAGCCCTAAATGAGGGAGGGGTCCAGATCAACGGCTCCACGGATGGAAAGAAGGGGAGCGTAAAGTTTAAGACCCCCAACTTCCTGCCTCTGACCGCTACCGAGGAAACCAACGACGCGGCCTGTAAGTTGGACTCGGAAATCCTCCAGCCCTACCTGAAAGCCTATCTGGCCAAGAATAAGACCGAACAGGTCAAGGATGAACCCGAGATGGAAGATCCCGAAGTCGAAGCCCGCAGGGCTCAAGCGGCAGAGTGGGAAGCAGCCCAGGAGGAAGACCGCCGCCAGCGGGCCGGGGGAGATACCAGGCTTCAGGAGCTGGCTCAGCGGGAGCCTCACATCGACGACTCGGATATACCCTTCTGATACAACGACTTATGACTCTCGCGGCACCCTAGGGGAATAGGGAGGGTGCACGCGTCCATTATTACCATTAACGAAAGACAGACCAATGAAAGTAATCGGAATTATCGTATCGACCGCCATCGTGGGTGTAATCGGAGCCTACTTGCACGCCTATCTCATCACCAAGATGTATGCGTGGTTTATCTGCACGGCCTATGGTGTGCCCCCTATCGGTATGGCTCATGCTTATGGTATCGGGGCGCTCCTGATTTATCTAACCCATCAAGACATTTCAGAACTAAAAGAGGATAACGATGATGGCTTTGGCCTTTCACTTGCCAAAGCGGCAGTGAAAATAATCATCCAGTTTCTCATTTTTCTCGGAGTCTCATGGTTCGTATATTCAATGTTCATTAAGGGGGCGGCTCAATGAAAGACCTCTACCTAGAACACAAGGCCAAGCCAAGGCCCGCAAAAACAGAGGAGTTCATCTCCCATTGCATCTCCTGTCTGGCCTCTCAGGGCCTCCAGGTGGACCGTGAGCGCGTTCTGGCGGCTCTGGCTATACTGGATGCCCGCAGACAGCATCCGAGGACCGCTATGAGCCCCTGGCAGATGGCCAATGGGACCATCATGCAGCCTACCCTAGAGCAAGAGCAGGTCTGGAATTCCATCTCTGATCTCTTCGCAGAATCAGAAAAACAGAGAAAGATAGCTATGGGAGAGATCAAACCTCAATCGGAACAGGAGAAGGAACAGGTCCATCAGGCCCTGGAGACCATCAAGGAGTTTGTAGATCTGGAGCCTGACGAGCATCAGACCAAAGCCAATAAGCTTCTGAGAAAGAACTTCGACGAACTGGCAGGAGGAGGGTTATCCCTCCGAGAAGGGGTAACTCTCACTGTCCAGGATGCCTTGGAAGCAGCGGGCATAGGCGTCCAGCAGTACAGCGCAGCCGGGAAGTTCTCCTCCTCCACCTTTCTAAGGTTGGGGGATATCCTGAATGCCGTGGAGAGCCAACACGGGGAGATCTATACCCAGGTGGTGGAAACCTCGGGAAAGTCTTTCGGACGCTGCATGCAGGCTCGAATGACCTCCAAATACTACCCAGCCAGAAAGAGAGCGGAATTAGACCCCCAAGCGGTCCTCTCCGATACCCATTGGACCAATACCTGTGTCAAGACCCTGTCCGATGAGGATAGAGAGTCTTTGATCAAACTGGCAGTCAAACGAAGCTCAACCAAAGAAGCAGTCAATTGCGACTACATCAAGCAGATGGCCTCGGGGTTGCAGAAGATCCCGGCAGACATGCGGGCCGAGGTGCTGGAGGATATGGACTCCAAGATGGAAACCGCCAAGGAGGGACTGAATCTCCTGCGGCATAACATCCAGATTCTGGGAGGGGAGACCGGGGCGCGGAGGCGGTATCTGTATATCTGCTATCCACAAGAGGCAGAGGGCACGGCCAGAGAGTTGAAGTCCTATCCCGGATGGCAGAAACTCACCAATGACTACAGCCTGAATCTGGCCATGGAGGCCGATCTGGTTATCTACCTACCATCCCTGAAGGTCATGGAAGGCCCGGATACCTTCACGGAGATCCTCTTCCAGTACGTCAGCCCTGAAGTGATCGAGGCAGACCCTAAGCATCCTCTGGATATAGAGGTCTATGCGGACTATCGGATTGTGGAGGATGGCCAAAACCATCCCGATCATGCAGGCTGGATGCCTACCTTCCATGCCGTAGGCACCAAGAACGGAAAGGCTGATGTCTTCCAGATTGTAGGGGCGCAAACCCCCAAGGATGCATTGGAGATGCTACGGAAGCTATTGAAACTCACAGATGGCCGGGACAAGCTGGGACGGCTTTACCAAATTAAATCAGATCCAGAATGAAACAAAAACCACTACAGCAATCCGATCTGGAGATGTGGATGAACGAGAGTTTCCAGATGTATGCCTGCAATACGGGCGTAGATCGAAAGAGCCTCAAACTCGCCATCAACCACTTCGGCGTAGCCCGTGTCACCTTGGGGGCCGAGATCCTTTACGAGGGCAAGAATGTCACCGCAGCCATTGCAATCTACAACGAGAACATATGACCGCTAACGAGACTGATTTTCTACGTGAACTACGGAAGCTCTTCAAATCCTATGGAGTGAAGTTCGTTACATCTGACTATGACGAGGGTGTATGCATTCAGGGAGAAGAAATCTTCCTCTATATTGAAATGGTCCAAGAAGAACTGAAACATCCTGCCGAATGACTGACTCAATTTCTGATCTAATTCTGAATGAATTTCCACGAAAGGAAGCCCGAGGGCCGGGACGCAAGGCGGTCCTCAAGGCCCTCAAGCTGACCATGAAGGAAGACGGAACCTGCCTCCTGGAGGCCGTGGAAGCTCTTCTGAGGGCCACTGTAGCCTTCCGCAAGCATCGGGAGTACATGGAGACCTCCGGCAAGTCCGAGGCTAAATTTACACCAATGCCTGCCACGTGGTTCAATCAAGAACGTTGGAGGGATTTTGAGGCATGGGAGATGCCCCCTGTAGAGAAACAGGACAAGCTTACCCAAGAATGGGCAGAAGCCAACTGGGGGCCGATCCAAGAGGCTTACGGGATCAAATTTGGCGATCTACGCTACTTCTGTACCGACTGGACCAAAACCCTCGACAACCTCCCGGCTGCGGTCCGCAGCGACCTAAAAGCATTAATGCAATAACGAAAGGAACAGACCGTGACCGAAGAACAGCTAATCCTTAATGAAAAGATCGCCAGGCTCAAGGGCTGGCGGCAAGACCTGGATACGTCAAGCTATTGGGTAGACCCCGAGGGTGTGTGGGATTTTCCGGGAATTCCAGATTGGTGTAATGATAAAAACCTCATGCACAGAGAGAAAGAATCTTTGACGGACAGCCAGTTCCAAATCTTCGAAATAGCCCTGAAATTCGTGATGCATCGCTCCCTGTTTGTTCAGGGACGGCTTCTTCTTGGTATTAATCTCCATATGGCTACCGCCATGGAAGAGGCGCAAGCATTGGTTCTTACACTGGAGGGAACCGTAAGGCCATGAATCCACTAACCGTCGCTATTGTTTATCTCCCCTGCATAGCCTCTGTAATTGGAGGAGCCTACTGCGCCGTAAACCATGTGGACGGCTGGGGTTGGTTCCTGTTCGTTGCCGTCCTTTTGGGCGGCGTTTCGTGGAAATCTGAAAGGAAGGAATCAGAGTGACCGAAGCATTCATCAATGTATTCGCAGGGGCCATTATAGGGGCAACGCCATTTGCTATTCTTTGGGGATTTGCCAGCCGCCGAGCGGAGGACTGGAAAGATCTGGCCTATCGGATGGACAAAGAGTGCGAGAGAGCCCAGAGAAGTAGCCAGGAACTCCTCCATGCCTTCGATAGGATGAAGGGACTATATATGGAGCTACGCTTTCGCCATCTAGAGGAAGAGGCGGACCAAAGGGATGATTGGTGGAAGCACACTTCATGAGCATCCCCGAATCCCTCGATACCGAAAGAAGCTTTCTCTGTGCGCTCTTCCGTGCTTCAAAACTCGTCGATACCTTCAAGGATCGACTCAAGTCCGAGATATTCTATTTCTCCCCGCACAAAACGATCCTGGAGGCTATTGTAGGGCTCCATAACTCAGGAAAGGCCACGGACTGGGTAACGGTCTCTGCAGAGCTACAGAAGGCTCGTATGCTCGATTCCATCGGCGGCTTTGCCTACCTCACGGGGTTGGTGGAATGCTTCCCCACGGCCTCCTATGCCCCCCAACATCTAGAGATCCTGATAGAACTGGCCCATAAGCGGAAACTGATAGGAGCCGCGAATGATTTAGTAGAGGCCGTTAATGGAACTAACGAGGAATTACAGGAAGCCTGCAAACAAACCATCGAAACCATCAAGGATTGGAAGGAAAAGGTTGTCACGGGACCGGACGATCCCACCGATACCAAGGGATGGCACGATTTACTGGATTTACTGGAAGCCAGATACGACAAAACCCTCAAAGGAGAGTTGGAGGGAGTGCCTACGGGCCTCCACTGGATCAATCAACTTTCCCAAGGATTTCTCAGAGAGACCTTCTACTATATCTGCGGCCTCCCGTCAGAAGGAAAGAGCGCTTTGCTTTCCCAGATGGCCATTGCCGCCGCTAGAACCCTGAGAGCAGACGGCAAGTACCATAAGGTTCTGATCTTCTCCTTGGAGATGTCGGAGATCAAACTCAGGGAGCGGATGCTTTCCCAAGACCGAGCCATATCCTCGGGGGCCCTCAAGGCTGGCCTGTACTCTGAAATGGACTTCCAGCGATTCACCGATACCATCAGCCATCTTCGTCAGCAGATATTCATCTACGCCCGAAGAATGACGGTTTCCGATATCCGAGCTGCTATTAAACGAGGTCTGGCCAAGCACCCAGACATCGATTGGATCGGGGTGGATTACCTCCAAAGGATAACCCCTGAAGCAAGGCGCAAGAACGCCAGCAGGGAACAGGAGGTAGCCCAAGTTTCCGAGGATTTAAATGCCCTCAAGATCGAATTTGGCATCCCCATCGTATGCTGTGCGGCTCTGAATTCAGATCAGGAGAAGCGCAAAGGAGGTAGGCCGTCCCTGATGGACTTCCGAGATAGCAAGTCTGCCGCCTATGATGCTGATTTCGTTTTAGGGCTCCAAGCGGAGCCAAATGGTCCCGATCTAACCCGTGAGGTGATGTTCCATATCCTCAAGAACCGGGATGGAGGACTGGATGAGAAGAAGTATCAGTTCAGTAAGCGTTTTCTTCTCTTTCAGGAGCCAGAATAACCTTGCAACTGGCACTGACCCCTAGTTAAGTAATTTCAAATACAGACCAATTATGAGACGACCAATCCAACAGCCGACTACCAGACAGGATGGAGACACTGAGATCCAAGAGCATCCCGCCTATGCTCAGATCGAGTCCTCCCGAATCACGGGGGGAGCCTACCTATACGGATCGGACTTCCATCATGGAAACTTTACCGCCATCCGCATCAAGCGCAGCCAGCTCAACCGGAATCTGGCGCGAGACTGGCACTTTGGGCATGAAGAATATATCGAGGTGTTTCTATCCTCTGCCCAGTGGGCTTCTTTTGTAGCGGGAACCGGAAGCAGCGGCGTTCCTTGCACCCTCAACCATTTGATGGGAGAGGGGATTGCAGAACTTCCTGCGCCCCAAGACCGCACGGCGCAATTCTCCAAAGAGAGCGCCCATTACATGGAAAATGCACTCAAGGCCCTACAGGAACTTCAGGAAGCGATCAGCGCCACATCCCTGAGCCAGAAAGCAAAAGATTCGCTGCTTTCCAAGGCATCTGCTGCTACCCGAAACATTTCCGGCAATTCCAAATTCGTGGCCGAGTCCTTCGACCGCCACATGGAGAAGACCGTGGAGCGGGCCAAAGTGGAAGTGAATGCTTACGCCACCGCTACCATCAGTCGCCTCGGTATGCAGAAGCTGGCCGAACTGAACGATGATGCTCCTCTGACTTTGGAGCTTTCCGATTAATTAACCCAAACCAAACAGACCAATGACTATTAACGAAATGCGAGATGAACTGGACAAACTCCAGTCATGGAGGGGAGGAGATGGGAACACGCCAGTCCATATTGGAGCCAATGATTCCATCTGGGAAATCACCGATGGCCAGATAGATAACGGCTGTGCAGTCTTCTATATGGATGACGGAGGAAAGCTGGATTCCACCCAAGAGGCGCTGGACTCCAAGCTTAATGAGGCTGATGACGACATTGATAAAATGAAAAGTCGAGCGGCAGATCAAATCGCTGATCTGAAGGAAGGTGCAATAACCGCTCTACGGGAGGCCATCCAAGCTGTAAAAGACATTTCGGAGGACGTATGACTTTTGACCAAACTGAAATTCCCGGCACACAGATGCCCCTGCTGGCTTCCATTGACTGTGGCAAGAAGGGCTACATCGTCCGAAATGACCGGGAAGGGAATCTGGAAGCCTGTAAGATGCCGATCAACGAAACTGGCGTGGATCTATACGCGGTGGCAGACTTGGTTCGTGGCTACGATATGGTTCTGATGGAGCATCCTCCTCTCGGAGGCTTTAAGGGCCAGACCCGACTCACGGAGTCATGCTGCTGGGGCCAGTTTAAAGAGCTGTACGGCCTCCTGGCGGGCATCCAGGTTCCTTTCCATACCATCACCCCCCAAGTATGGCAGAACGAGTATTTCGGCTTTCCAACCAGCAAGGAAGTGGGAAAGAACGAATGGAAAAGTTTCTTGTGGGAGCAGGCCCAAAATAGGTTCCCGACCGTCAAGAAGATGGCCAAGGATTCAGCCGATTCATTTTTACTTTACAGGATGCTGACAGCCCTTTGGGCTAAAGATCCCACCGGAGAAAGCTGGCCAGGATGAAATTGGAAGCCCTAATTTCCATCAACGGTGGCGAGCCCCTTCATGCAAGAGGGTCTTGCACACGAACTATGATGGAATCCGTGGGCCTCGATCCTGTTTATTTCAGGGAAAATGGAGGACTGATAACCAGTTTCGTATGGGTCAAAACCCATGACGGCCACCGATCCACTCCTGAGCCTGAAGAGCCCAAGAAGAAGGCAAGAATCTCAACCAAACGTCTCAGTAAGCTGGAGCAGCGCTGGGCGAACTACACCAAGGAATAGACCAATGAGCGCAGACCTTATCACACTAAATTGCCACCTCGCCCCGATCAAAGACCGCTTGACAAAGCGAAGCGCTTCCCTTTACTAATTTATGGATGACAACACCGAAGCCAACAACCGCAAGAGCCCGCCCGAGCCAAATATCGCAACGCGTGCTAAAAATGAGCATGCTGTCGCCCTTGGAGCAATTGGAGGCTCTAGAAAGAGCCCTAGAAAGAGCGCGGCTAACCGTGAAAATGGGAGGCGGGGAGGACGACCCAAATCGAAAGGGCCTTCCGATTAAACCCAAGGTAAGCCCTGACGATGAAGACCTCCTTGTTTTCCCGTGGAGATCCTACCAGTCAAGCACATGCTATCCAGCAACTTGGGTTCACGGCCAAGCCATATATATCCATCAACTGATCTCTTTAAGAATCTTTGGAATTATTCCCCAAAGATCCGACTGGATGTGTATCGACCATATCAATGGTGACCGGCTTGATAACAGGCGCGAGAACTTGCGACTGGTGAAAACCAATGGGGGAAATAGCCTTAATATATCTAGCACTAAGTTTATTACTGGTGTCAGATTTAACAAATATAAAGGAAAGTATGAATCATGGGCATCCATTTATCGCAACCATCCGGGCGAAACAAAGAACAAGAAGGGCGCGTACTTAGGGGCTTGGGACACCTTGTCTGAGGCTATCGCTTCCAGAAAAACTTGGGAACGACTGTTTCCTCTCTTAGATCCATCTAGTCGAATAATCAAAACTTATGAGCCAAGACCTAATACAGCTTAACCCTCAATTATCCCCCATTCGCAAAGACGCCGATGCCGTGCGGGAGGCTATGGACGAGTTCCGTAAGCTCTGGCGTCTGGAACCGATCTTCCTGGTCGTCAATCCCAAGGACTGGCGATCCGGCATCAAGTTCGGTTATTTAGGGCTGAGCGTTGTTGTTGATCCCGAAGTGGCTACCTTTAAGTTGTCAGCATGAAACCTATCACCAAACGCCAGACCGATGTCCTCCAGTTCATCCTCTCCTACCAGGAGAAGGAGGGGTATGTGCCGTCCCTCACAGACATTCAGTCGAACTTCTCATGGACCTCCCGTACTGCTGCCCTGTGGCATATGAAAGCCCTGGTAGTTAAGGGCTATATTTCAGAGTCTTGCGGGAGGGCGCGGGCTTATCGAGTCTTGAAGAGGATTTAGACTATCGCTTCTGCTTCTCAAGCAGAGCATTTGTCTTCAAGCCATCCAGTTTCGGTCCTTCCTGGATCTTGCGGATAGCAATCGTCGTGGACCAAAGTTTGACTCTGAAATTATCCGTATAATAGTCCGCCGAGGCTTGCAGGGCTCCGATGCTTCTGGCTTGGGTCACGATGCTGTTGATGTCGGCCTGCTGGATGTCTCGCTCGGTCTTGTAGCCCGAGCTTCCCTGCCGCCTCTTGAGCTGATTGGTCTCCGAATTCACGAAGGCATCTATCTCGGCCTTGCGCTCTTTGTTATTGGAGTAGGCCGCGATCCAGGGCCAGTAGTATTGCTGGGCTTTGGCTTCGATTTCCGAGGCATGCTTGACGAAGAACATGCCGTTATTCATCTGGGAAAACTCAGCCTCGGCCTGCTCCTTCTGCTTCTCTTTGGTGAAGTAGGAAGAGATGGGTCTTTGGTAGTCCGTCTTATTGATGAAGTAACGGTTCTCCCTCATCCAAATAAGACCGGGGCTCGGGGCTTTGATGACATCTCCCAGATCCACATCCCCAATCGTTAATCCCCCTAACCGGGATAGCACATTGGGCTTCTTGAAAGAGCCATCGGGCTTGATGATCCGGTCCAGATGCTTGGCATCCTCGGGGGACAGCCAGCCTTCCAGTAGAGTATTGGCGTACAGGGTAGGAAAGAACTCCTTATCGGGCATCAGTTCCTCCCCTCCTCTCCCTGGAAGGATAGAATAGGCCATGGTCTCCTTCTGGAAGCGATTCAGGGGTACCGCATGGGCTTTGACATATTTGGCCAGAGAGGCGGTAAGGCCCTTCTTCATGTCGAGTTCATCTTTCTCGTTGGGGTTCTGGGCTTCTTTCAGGAAGTCGGCAATGCTCAGAAGACCGTCGAAAGTTCCGCTCTCGCTGGCCCCGGCCCACATGGCCTTGGAGATACGGTCGAACATCATGAACCATGGGGCATCGGGATTCTGGAGCCTGCGCTCGTTATAGGAGGCGGCGGTTCCCAGGGTAGCTACAAGCTGGGGATGATCTTTGAAGTTGAGATAGTTAATATCTCCCTTGCCGGTTCTCCACCAGAAGGAGAAGGCGGGAATGAAGGTCTCCTTACCATTCCTACCGAAGACCGAGCGATCACTAAAACCCGTAAGGCCCCGATGCTTCTTATCGTCGTCTTCCTCATCCCCGCCCATGGAGGCGATGATAGAAACGATCACAGCAGTTCCCAGGGAGCCCTTGACCATGGAGGAAGCTATCTCCGTCTTGGTGTAGGTATCGGGGTTGTTCTCGAAGAACGTCTTGGTCTTTCCGTCATGTACGGCTCGGTAGTTGGTTCCTAACTGGTTGACCGTTCCCAGACCGGTCCAGTTGAAGAACTCCTCAGCCATACGGGCTACGTTGCCCGAGAAGGGGCTGATCTCAGGTGCAATGGCACCTCCGGCACTGAGTCGGGTGCGGATCTCGATGCCTCCTTGGCGATACTCGGCCCCTTCTACTTTTTGGCCTCCGATCTGGAGGATGTTGGTTTTTGAGATTTGCCCGAGGAACTTGGACAGTCCAAAGACGGTAGCGAATTTATTGAGAGTATCGGCCAGAACCTTGGAAGCTCCTTTTGGCTCATTAGAATAAGAAGTTCCGAATGCTAGGCGCTTGGACTCGTCCACCGATTGGGGATTGATAACCTGCTCCCGCGCCTCCCGACGCAGGTTGAAAGCGATGATGTTCTTCAGAACCGCCAACTCTGCCTTAGTGGGAAGGATGGTAGTGCTATTCTCGATCAGCAGGGCTCCATTCTTGAGAATCTCCTGATCGGCTTGGGCTTGATAGAAAGCCAGGGGTTTTACATTAAGCTTCTGGTCGATGTAGCTGGCGATGAACTGATCCTTCTTCCCTTCCGGCTTGGCTTGGTACATATCCCAAGCCTCCCGATAAAGCTCAGCTCCCAGAATAGTATTCTCGGAGAAGACCTTGTAGAAGGCATCGAAGACCGTGGCTACACGCCTGCCGGAGTCGAAGAGCAGGATCTTCATCAACCGAGCCACGAAGGTTAGCGGGGTCTTCTGGCGGAACCAAGTACCCGGTCGGGCGAAGAGCATCGTCTGGGTAGAAGCAATGGCCCCCTGAGCGCGCGTAAATGCCTCTACAGAGGCTCCGCGTTGGCCAGAGAAGGCAATGGCTGCAAACTCAGTCAAAGCCTCTGGCAGGCTTCTGAAGGCTTGGTTGAGTCCTGCTAACATGGCTTTCTCGTTCTTCAGGAACTCAGCCTTCCCCTCCAGAAGATCCAGGCCGTTCTTGGCTTGGTCGTAAGCCAGGAAGTCCAAGGGGATACGGACAGCCGTGCCTACCACGTTCACCATGGCTACCCCTGGAGACATGAGGATGTTGTTATAGAAGAGGGCATTCCAGCCATCTATCATTCCCTGTCCTCGTTCGGCTTCCGCTGCCAGCTTGGCGGTTTGGGCATAGAGGTCTCTAAGCCAAGTTGAACTGGTGTTATTAGCCGCATTGGAAAGCAGTCTCAGATTGGCTTCGGACTCGGGACGGATGTGGCCGGATAGATTAGGCTCTCTTGCCCAAGCAACCGCTGCCTCTTTCTCGAAGTCTCGAAGACTTGCTTTCTCCTCCTTACTGTAGAATCTCAGGGCTGGAGCCATGAACTCGGGGAATCCTTCCTGCTTCAGAGCGATGGCGAATTGGCTATCGGTCAATTGGGCCTGACGATATTTGGCACGGAAGCTCTGGGCCTTCTTCACATAGTTGAGGAAGGCTTTGTTGTTCCTGATAAGATCGGACTGGAGACGGATGATGACCGATTCGGGAGAGTAGGTCAGCAAGTGCTTGTTGATGTTCACCGCTCGTCCTGCTTCCCGCTGTTCGACCGCTACAGCTCTCGTGACGTCCCGCATCAGCATCAGGGCTGCGTTACGGTCGATGTCCAGGTCCAGTCCATTGTCCTGAGCGGTGGCCAGTTGGTCCAATCTGCTTTGGAGAGCCAGAAGATAGTAGATCACCCCGGCATTGCCGATGCCCTCGTATTTGTTCTCAGGGTCGAACTGCCTTGCTCGCTGGTCTGGACCCATCCTGCGGAGCTTGTAGATGTCTCTCAGGGCATCCAGGATCGTGACCTTGGAGTTCATCCGAGCTTCCACGGCAGCAATGATCGCATGGGTAGGGGCATTGCGATAGCTCCCCTCATCCTTGGCAATCCCCTTCAGGGCGTTCGAGGTTGAGAATTCGTCACTATTGATGCGGACGTTCATCCGGCCCTTTTTGTATTCGGCATCATCTTCGATGGAGTAGAGACGGAAGCCGTTGTCGGGACCTTTCTTAGGAGGAGTTGGAGGAGCCCATTTCTTCGTGCTCTTCTTGGCACCCTTCTTCCGGGTCTTGTCCGAGATCACCATGCCCGTATCTGGATCGGTCAGGATCGTGCGGGTGCTGTTGGTTTCAGGGACCGGGATAACCGTCTTAATGACGGGCTTCTTGGCTGCTGTTGCTGGGGCAGTTTGGGTCAGATTCTCATCGCTCACCTCTTGGGTGCCCGCTGAGTAGTTGGTGTTCTTGACCTGTGGGTAGACCGTCTGGCCGTCCCAAGGCTTGTCCTCAATGGCTCTGGCGACCTTCTGGGGGCCTTCTGGACCCTCGATGATCTCATAGAGTTGATCTCCCTCGATCACATAGGAACGCCCTGCCGAAGTGAAGGGAACGCCATCCCGTGGCTGCTGGCCCGGTTTGTAGGTCTCGACCAGCTTATCCCCGATGATCTGGGCGGGAGCAGGAAGGGTTTGCTCTTCGGGCAGCACGATCTCCCTCGTAGCATCCGCGATGCCTTCCGAGAGTTCCTGTAGACTCAGTTCCTCGGCAAGGATCTCCTCGTTGATGCGCTCGATGCGATTCTCGGGCTTGAATGCCTCCCTTCGTAGGAGGGGAGGGGTCAGGAAGAAGTTGCTCAGCAGATCGTGGGCATCGTCCGTGGTGGTCGCTATCGGGGTTCTGTTGAGGTCCTGGAAGGTCTGGGCATAGAAGTTGGTGATGGTGTCGAGAACGCTCTGATCCTCCTGCGCCATACCCCTCACAGCTTTGCCGTCGTGGTGCCAACGCGTCATCATCTGGGCGAACGCCTCATGCGCGGCCACGGAGATATTTCCTGCCTTATTGAAGAAGGTGAAGTCCTCGTCCTTGAAGGCTTCTCCCTCATCGTTCTTGTAGCGCTTCTTCAGGTACTCGCGGAAAGGCTTCTGGGCCAAGCGGGACTCAAGGAATTGCTGGAGCCTGACGTACTCGGCGTTATCCAGAATGACCGGGGCTATCGTATTGAGGAAGTCGTGGTACAGCTCGTGAAAGACATCCGTAACATTGGCATTGCCCGTTAATTGAATTAACCGGGCCATCGGGTCGTAGGAGTTCGGGGCCGCGATGATCTCGCCTGCCTTGTTCTTTCTGCCGAACGCTCCTGTGAGTTCCCAGTCGGATACCTTGCCGTAGCGCAGTTGGGCCACGTCCTCCACCGTAATCAGAGAAGCATTAGGAGTGTAGAGATTGAATCTCTTGGATACCCATGCCGCTATGGCGCGGTCTTGAATGAACAGGGCTTGGAGGATAGAAGAGACCTGAGCGGCCTTGAGGATACCGCTCTGTCGCTTGTTCTTGCTCTTGCTGCTCGCTGTTTTATTGACCCGCTCCTGTAGGACGCGCTCCATGGCCCGATAGTGAGGAACCTCGGTCCAGTTGGTCGGGTCTTTGTGGTTACGGAAGTCCTGATCCTCTTTCGTTAGTTGATTAACGGTCTCATCGAAAGATTCGGGGGCTTGCGAGCGGAAGAGTTGCTGGATCTTACCGTCTTTGGCGTAGGTGATCTGGTCCTTGGACTTGTCGAAGACCTTGGTCTTGGTCATCCAATCGTTCATTCTTTCCACTGCCTTGCCAAGAAGTTCTCCCGTGTCCTTGTGGGCACGGAGCTTGAAGAGCGTGGTTCTACGCTTGGTAATCGGTGGGGCCTGAATGTCCGTAACCGCCTGTTCCTCTGGGGTTGGACCTGTCTTTTTGGTTTGTCCTTCTTCAGTGACGGGCTCAGCAGGAGGCGGGGGAGTAGGTGCGCTAGCAGGCTCCTGCTTCTGCGGTGTCCTTTTCAGGATGTCGGTGAACTTCGCCCCATCCTTCAGATCGGGACGACCGTTGTATTCCTGCTGAGCCGCGTCAAAGTCGGGCTTTGAGTAGAGATCCGAGCGGGGGTCGTTGAGAACCGAGTCAGGCAAGGCGCTGACCTCCGAATCCTCGAACTGGATGGTATTGTCTTGGGTCTTGTGGCCGTGAACAAATCTTCCGTCCCCGATGGACTTATAGAAAGCATTCCCCGTGAAAACCACATCTCCCAATTCGGCCTGGGTGCTGTTATTCTTGGGCTGTACCACTCCAGAGAAGAACTTGCCGGGTCTCCATGATTCGGCTTTCCCGTTAATCAGGAACTGACCCATATCCCCAAACTCAACCGGGCCAGACACTACCGATCCAGCTTCGTTGATATAGCTTACCGTTTGGCCTTCGTGGACTTGCCCCGGACTTTCGATGGGCTCCGCTTCCGCTTGGGAAGTGACTTCTGGTCCGTTTTCTTGGACCACTCCTTGCAGTTCCATCCCTTGGCTTGGCCGCGCTTCTTCATCGCGTAACACTTCGCCTGTTGGGCTTTGCTCTTGAATGGCATTAGTATTCTCCAGTCCTTGAGTTGTGGTTGCTATGGGAGGAGCCTCGCCCTCCAAGGCATCCTCCTCGTAGAAGGCATGGAAATCCGCCATACCCATCGCATCGGGAGTTCCCATCTCCACCATCGGGATCTTACCCTGGGCGTAGAGACCCTTGGTAGGACTTACTGGAGCCTCATCGGTCGTAGCGGCATAGTCGGCATCTACCTGCTCCGACTTGCGGAGCATCTCCTGCGAGAGGGCAAAAGCTGCTTCCGTGGTAGAAATCTGGCGAACCGCCTCGTGCAGATGCTCGGGGGCCTGATACATCGCAAAGAAATCGGGACCGGCTAATCCGGCGGCGGCCTCCATTAATACCGAGCCAATGTCGGGGTCTTTGGATTGGGCCACTTCTCCCAAAAGTTCTCCACCCCCCTCGGAGGTTGCCTGAACACCCATTTCAGCAGCGTTGAACAAAATGGACTTCGCGGCCAATCCAAGAGGCTGGTTTCTTCCTGCGGCCACATAGGCTCCCTTGGCAAGGTTGCGGTCCAGAGGGCTCATAATCCCAGGGAGCAGGAACCCCGTAACACCCTCGACCGTTCCGACTGACACGCCATGAAGGAAAGCGTTATCGTTCACCTCCTTCATAGCCATGGGATCATGGAGAACATCCGCTAGTGGGCGTTCGGTCCCGTCCTGGTTGAAACGAGCCTTATTGAGTTCCTCGGTGTAAGTATACGAGGAATCGGCAATCGCGGAGACCAGGCCAGTTCCCGTGCCTCTCAGAAGATTGGTAGCCAAAGCAACAGCGGGCGTCTGGCCTCCAGGGATGGCGAAGAGGGCAGCCGTGGCGGCTGTGCTCAGGGGTTGGGAGACGAAGCTTTCCAAGGAAGCATTGGCAATCACATCCAAGGGATGCGAGGCGATAGCCCCTGCCGTAATCGCGGCTTTGTACTGCCAGCCAGCATCCGATTGGGCAAGCTGCGCCTGAACGTCCTGAAGGTCCGCCATGCCCTTTGTTTGCGGGATGAGGGTGAGAGCCTTCCCGCGTAGTACGAAGTTCTCGTTGGCCTTCTGGTAGCCCTTGATGGCATAGGCGTAACGAGTCACATCGGATGCGTTTGCGTTCTCCAAGGGGGTTCCCTGAAGCATCCCCCTAACCGCGCCAATATTCGCTGCCGGGATGACTCCCCATTGGCTGCCTTCAGTGATTTGACTTAGGAGATTCTCATCCTTCAGGGCCTCCCGCTGCTCGGGAGTAAAGGTTCCATATAGGCGGTCGGACTCCTTCAGGGAGTTCTGAGCTGCTTTCAGATCCCATTGGTTCATCCAGCGCTGGGTCCCCCTATCGATAGCGGAGGTGAACCATTCCTGCTTGTTAGCCTGAAGGGCAAGCATGGATTGACCGGCTACTCCGGTATCGGGGAATTCGTCGGGAGCATTCTCAGGAGCAAAAGCCCCACTTGCTTGTTGGGCGTTATACTCCCTATCCAAAGAGGAAAGTAATGCATCGGCCTGACCTACTCCTTTCGGGTCCAGAAATGAGTTTCGGTTCAGTCGGAACTGGCGGACCAAGCTTCTCTGATCTACCAGTGGGAGCCCTTGGAAGGAGGGATCGTTAATGAGTTGGTCAGCCGTCTCAATGCCAGCAACCGCCCCGCCAGAGCTGAAGGTGGGGGTGAGTTTATCGACCAGGGAATTGAAAACTTCATCCTTCTTGATGGTAGGAAGTTTCTCGGTATCGATTAATGCCTTGATGGAACGAGGATTGGCTGCTCCTACAAACTTGGAGCCTCCGTCATATTCCACGAGCGCTCCATCCCCGAAAGGATTAGGTCTTGTATAGACGTACTCTCCAGGATTGACCTCAAGAATATCGGCGGGGCTCTCCAGTGCTCCTACGCGGTCACTGTAGCCCTTGTTGATCCTATCGTAGGCTTCTGTGCCTATGTAGAGCTTTAGGTCATTCTGGCCTCCGATAGCATTCATCACCCCACCCATAAGTTGGGCCTGTGGGGTGGATGAGAGGGTATCTACCTCCAGTTGGGCGCGATAATCCTGGGCTTTCCGGGCCTCTGCCAGATTCCCGGCTTGGAACATGGAGTTGCTGAAGTTATCCAGCCATCCGAGTTTGGTATTTACATCGGAGTTCTGAAAATCTTGGAAGCCCTTGAGGTAATCGAGGTTGTATTCATCCATTATCTTGGGCGGTCTTGATTGGCGCGATTGGTTTTTTCAGCGGCTTTGACCGGATTTCCGTAAGCCTGCTGCATGAGCTGGGCGGCTCGCTTGTTCATGTAGTCAGGAACGGGGATATTAGCGGTCGTCATATCCTTGATCTGAGAGGTAAGGCTGGTCAATTCATCCCGTACCGCCTTCTGTGCTTTGGCGCTATCCTCGATAACTTGGAGGCGGGCATGCTCCGCGTAACCCTCCGCTTCGGCATCGGCCAGAATGGGGTTAAACGACCCCAGACGGGCTTCGTTGGCCCGGATGATACTTTGGACCATCTGCTCATCTCCACGGGCAGCGGCGGCCTTTACACGATCCCTCTCGGGGGCCACGTCATTCAGGTAGGCTTTCGCTTTCGGATTATCTCGATACTGCATCGCTCCCCGCATTAAGCCGATCTGCATCTGGGATGCGATCTTGGCTCGGGCTCCCTCATTGATATTGGGATTGGCGAGAGTGGAAGAGATGCCTCGATTGGCGGCTTGGAAGAACTGCTCAAACTCATCCTTGGGGGTGGTTTGCGCAGCCGTAGCCGCAGCCACCCCAGCCACCACTTTCTGGTTAGGATCGAGATTCATCGGCGGAAAGGGACGCATGCCCCCCAAGCCACCCGCAGAGGCCCCGGCATTTCCGAAGAGCGCTCCCATGGGTTCCTCGCCTCCATCGGTCGGGAGGGATGGATCGGCTACGCTTCCTCCCTGCTCCCGATAGGCTTGGGCGGTCGCCATATCCATGGGATCATTCGGATCAGGAACATATGCACCATCAACCTCGCGAGAGCCTGATGGATCTACCCAGCTTTGCCGGATGGCGGCTCCCACTCCATTGACCTGATTGTCCCAAGCGATGATCTCCTGTGGTGTTCCATTGACAGGGTAGGGAATGTTCTCAGCGGCGGTTTGATTCGCCTCCAGCCTAGTTTTCTGGGCATTACGATAATCCGTTAGTGCATTAATGGATTCCAGCTTAGCGGTCTCCAAGGCATCCCCCTGAAGCTGCCGTCCCTCCAGCATGGTCATCTTCTTCTGCGCCATGACATTGTCGAAAGCGTTCTGCTTTTCGAGCATGTCGATCTTGCGCAGATCGAGGGACTGATTGAACAATTGCTCCTGCTCGCGCAACTGCATGGTCCGCGTTTGGACAAGGCTCTGCTGGATCGCGCTGAAATTGGCAGCAGTGCGATTGGCTTCCTGATTGAGGTATTGGAAGGGGTCGGCCATATTAACCTCTGAAGTAAACCGAGCCTGAGTAGGCGTTGGGGTTGTAGGTAGAACCGGGGAAGGGGTTCTGGTACTGGCTATTATACTGAGGAGCGGCCTGGTAGTTATTAGCCGCGATGGTGGGCTGCTGTTGGCGTCCCATGGAGCCTCCATAGGCTCCGTAAATACTGCCTGCCGCCATCAGTCCCTGGGAAGCGGCGTTCCACATATTGGCGTTAGCCGCCTGATTCACCCCGGCTACATTCGGGGCTTGGAACTGGGCCTCCAAGCCGAAGCGCTGCATCTCCAGATTCCCGAGAGAGCCGAGAGCATTCATCTGAATGCCTGCCTCCGAAACCTGATTCTGCCTCTCAAAATCAGCCAGAGCCATTACCGTTGGAATGGGATTGAGGATATCCGGCTCGAAGCCCTGACGGAAAGCGAGAGCGCGGAAAGCCGAGGATTCTCCCTGCTGCTGAAGTCTGATTTTATTCTCCACACTGAGGTTCTCAGCAAGCCCGGCAGGGCCTCCGAGAGAGCGGGAGAGGGCAGAGCCTTCCAGAGTCCTTGTGATCTCTTTGGGGAGAGATTTGAAGTCGTAGTTGGCTCTCTCCAGATTGTCCGTGAGGAAGGAGTCGAAGAGGGGGCGATTGGAACCCAGTACACGACCGAAAGACTTATCGGCCTGCTTAAACATAAAATCCTGGGCATCTTCAGTCAGGCCAAAACCGGCATCCTGGAAGTCCAATGGATTAACATTAAGCTGGAATTCGGATAGCCCTTCCAGTCCTGCCATCGTAGAGGCTCCGGGGTTGCGGTCAGAGAAGAGTTTAGCCAGGGCCTCGGAACGCGCAACTTCTCCAGAAGCCTGTTTTTTGGCAGACTGAGAGGAGGAATAAGCTCCAATTCCGGCGGTCGCAATACTGGCAACCCCTAATCCTACGGCGATGTAGCTGATATAACTTCCTCCCAATAAGGTAGTTGTGGTGAGTGAAACTTAGCCCTATGAGGCTGATCCAGAAGGCGCTCCATGATCTTTTCCACATTCCGATGCTCGTTTTCCTCATCCGTGAGCCTATGAAATGTAGTCCAGACCGTATCTTCGAGAGCATACAGCACTCTTCGGGTTCCCGGCAAGGTGATTCCGTGCTCGGGCGCATCTAGTCTTATCCATGAGTTAGTATCCGGGGTCCAAACGGCGATCACTCCCATTATTACCACGTACTGGTGCTCTGTGAGATGGATCTCACTAGTTAGGAGTAGATCCTTTGGGAGATAGACTTGGCGGGAATAGAGATGATCGGTGAATCGATGTTTTACCGGAACACTGAAAATGGCTCCGGGCTGGAGGGCCATCTCTTCCTCCAGGCGATCCATGGATTCCCAGCTTGCGGCCAGATCAAGAGTCTTGATGCTGTCGATCTGGAGTTCCATCAGTTAAGGGCATTAATAGGCGACTCGGTTACGGCGCTTGTTGCGGGCATTGGAAGCACCTACCCAAACGCGGGGCAGGTTCATGTTTCCGCCGATATTCTCCTGAAGCTGGCCGTTAAGATGCAAAAGCCCCGAAGCAAGATAGGAGGCCGACTTCTGGGGATCATAATTGGTATCGATCCCGTAATAAATACTCATACAAAGATCGATGAGGGCATTAGGAGACTTGATAGTCAGGATCTCGTCCATGTGATAGGGGCGGGGAGGCTCGGCCTTCTTGGCCAAGATCTCCACCCATTGATTGCAATTGCAGCCTGGAGGGATGTGGTAGGCCCGCAGATCGCTCTCGGTCTGGCCGGGAGCCAAGGTGACCAGCTCACGCATATAGCGCGGGCCTTGGGCATAGATGGTTACCGGCCCGATGGTCTGGGTCTTCAAGATGGCCGTGATGCCATCCGAGGCGAAAGCGTTGCTCGTGGTGTAAGCTGAACTGTATTGACCGTTCTCCTGAATCTGGGCCACCTTGATCTCTTCCCCTGAATTGGAGGTTTTGATCGCAGCCCCACACTCGTCTATCGTGTTGTAGCGATAGATTTCCTCTCCATCTGAATTGATGCCCTGAATCACCACGGGCTGACCAATGTCCTCTCCGATCTTGGATTTGGATACTGCCAGCACCTTTTCACCGAGAGCGATCTTGTGGACAGTTGGAACCTGCTGCAAATCCCATACCCCCTGATAATCCCAACAGGAACGGGTTCCTGGGCCATTCGGAGAGAAGGTATACCAAACGGGATGGATCATCTCAGGGATGCCTTGATAATTGATGGCCAGCATCACCCCATACTTAGCAGGGAGAACAATTCGGCGTTCGAAAACACGCACGATCAGCCGATCCATCGAGCCCCACCACTTCCCGCTGTTCCAAGCTAAAAGTACAGCTAAGTGAATGGTATCGATGAGCCTTTCTTCGTCCCATTGCTCCTGAGCATTGATGCGAGGAGCAATAAGTCTTATGGCCTCTCTTAATGGGATGATCATAGGTCTAGTTTTTCGTTATGTAGGACACACCTACAGGAGGAGTGCCGGGGAAAATAGACCATCCCGTAGGGGCGGTGGCGCTCGGCCAGATGCCTATAAAGCCCGAGGGGATAGCATTATCCGGCTCTGCGTCAGCGGGAATCGGGATGAAAACATACTGACCCTGAACGACTAACGCAACTCCGCGGGGTTTGGCGACTCCCCCGGAGCCCGTTCCCCTCACCCATAACTTGCCAAAGTTATCCCCCGTGGGCTCAGTAGGCCCAAAGTAAATACCATTATTGATAGCCGCGAGTACAGCCTGGCTATCGGCCACCATGTTCTCAGCTACGAGATCAAGAATGTCCTGTGGACTCTTAATATCGCAGAGGGTTTCACCTACCACGGCTATGGCCTGCCGGAGGGGTATCTGAGGATTGGATGGCATAATCAGGAGCAGCCACAAGATGGGGCCGGAGATGTGGGTGACTGGCTTCGCGAAACCGTTTCACAGGCTGGAGTTAGAACGGGGATTTCAACCACCAAATATTGAAAGTCCTTCTTGGGGCATTCTGGCTTCTTAGTAATAACCCTCTTACCCTCTTTTGTCACGGAGGATGTGGGATTGGGCTGCAATACCGCATTGGCCCCGAAGGCAGACATCTCGAATTCCCCCTCCAATTCAAATCGGTATTGCTTGAAATAGAAGCGGTCCACTGAGATTCCCAGAGAGCTTTTTTCCACTTCACTAGGAAGAGCCCAGCCGTTTCGGGCTTCGGGAGCCACAATGTTCCAAGGGTAACAGATCTTATTTCCCCGCTCGTCCTCCAAGGCCTGCTCAGGGCAACAGGCTCCCACCTGATGGGTAATGGAATAAAAGGGCCACCATGATCCGCTGAGAGTAGAACGACTATAGCCTCGTACCTTCACATCGGTTAAGATCCGATCCAGGGTGTAATATCGGTAGTCCAGGGACTTGAGTTGGTAGATGGAATCGAAGGCGTAGGATCGGGTCTCCAAGATGCATTCGATATCCTTGCGTTTGCCATCCGGGCCTATGTCATATCGGTCCTCTACCATCTCATAGATGCGGTTCTTTCCGTCTCCATCGAAGCTCACGGTAAAGAGTTTCTCAATAGTATTCTGCTGGTGCATGAGAATCCATGGCCTACACCCGGTCCAGAGGCCCTCAAATCGTCTGGGAAGGCGCTGCATGGACCCATAGTAAGGGGCCGGATTCATACTGATAAGCCCACGAAAGTAGCAGTAGCCGTTCGTCAGGGTGGGGCTGACTGTCGTAAGGAGCCTCCCTCGGAAGTTGACCGAATATACCTGGTCTAGCATCCATGGGGTATCGTTCCTGAAGTAATAATCTACCTCAATGGAATTGCTGATCAACTCGTCGCTATTCTGCCATTGAGCTTGGGTCTGCTTGAAATTAACGAGTCCGGTAGCCTGAGTCCGGTAGAACAGATTGACATTGTAGTTTTCGAAGGAAAAGGCGCTCGTGGCTCCCGCGTTAGCGATAACCAAGCGCACAAGCCCAGCCCCCTCGGGCCTCCAGAAGTTGGGCGGAATGTTGGCGGGCACCGAAACGGCATAGACATTCTGTTCCGTGGAGAAAACTAACTCACCGCCATTCTGGTCCAAATTGAAATATCTCTGGGTTCCGACCGCTGTGATCCTCTCCCGGTCATCGGGAGGGACAAAACCGAAGAGATTCAGGTCCACCATTTCCTGGGTGCTCAAAGGATCTTGGAGATCGCTGAAGAACACAGCCGTAGCCGTTTCATTAACCCACCATAAGCGATTCTGGATATACGCCATCATCAACGTGACCCCAAGCTGGTTGGCGTTGGGATCAGTTCTGGTGTAGGCTCCTCCAAGCCCAAGTATATAAGGGAGGCTCTGGCCATCCGAGACGATTAAGCGATTACCAGGTATTCTACATGTGTAGACTTTTGTACGGGTCGAGTTATTCGGATTGCCTAGATTGATGGCTTTCCCGTACCAGTGGCCCTGGGTCTTCTGATTGAAGAAATAGATCAGCCCTGAGACTGAGACTACGAGACAATCTGAATTACCGTCGAAGTACCACGAGCCTCCCTGGACGTGGCCGGTCTCGAACTTCTCCTGCTCCAGCGGAGAGTTCCATTGGACGGTCTGCCAGTGCCAGCCGGGTCTCGGTTGGATGTTGTCGCCTACGGTCGTTATCGACAGGTTAATGCCTTTGGCGAACTGGCGGCTATCGATTTCATACGATACTCGGGATAGGTCCATTCCCCCGTAGAAGGAGAACGTGCCGTCCGATTTGTTGGTAGACGTAGCCATGATTAAGCATAGTAGCCGTCCAGGGAAATTACCATGCGGAAAGAGTTTCCGTCTCCAACCGAACCGAGGTTCTGCCATTCGTGGTAGACCGTCTTATCGCTTGGGGTAAGAGGGACCGTGGCGTACATAGCATCGGGAATAGGGTCGGAACCTCCCAGATTGATCTGACGTACCGTGTCGTACAGGTAGGCTCCCGAGCTGTGGATGGATTCCGCTGGACCTCTCATGTAGGTGGAGAAGTACAGGCCCTGATCTTCGTCGGCATCGGGTTGGTAGATGTAGAAGACCCGCATGGATGCGGCGATAGCGCCAGCAGGCACTCCGAAAGCAGCTAGATCGATGTCTTCCGACATGGCGGATGCGATAGTTCCACCCGACTCGCTGGTTACCGACTTTTCCAGGAGTTTGACCCGGAGGGGAACAAAGGCTCCACCGAGGGATTGGCGTAGGCAGCCGTCTTCCGTGATTCCTACCGCTCGTACCGTCTCATCCTCACCTGCGGCGGTCAGGCCGTCCACGAAGCAGATGGTGTTCTTGCAGAAGCGCATCCAGGGGAGCTTCTTCCAGCAGTTCGGGTCTTCGGGTTGCGGGCAGTCTCCCGCATCGCAGGCGCTCGTCAGGCCCATCAGGAAGACGCATTCGGCATCCGTGGTCAGCGGGAAGTCGGGCGTACAGAGAGGATTGTCATCCGAGATGGATTGCAGGCACTCCTGAAAAGCATCGCACTGAGCTTCGGCATCCAGACAGGGATTAGAGCCGGTGATCCAGATGTTATTGACGCCGCAGACTTGGGTTCCCGGATCGGGATTCCCGGTGATCGCGGTTACCCCATCGTCGCAGGAATTGCGCAGGGTCAATAGGTTGGTGACCGAGTTGATGCCTACCACTGGATACCTGCCAAAGGTGGCGAACTGTATCCACTGACCGATGGAAAACTTGGAGGCGTTGCAGAGGAGCGGGAGATTGAACGTAGCTCCTACTGCTGGAATGGTCACACACGCTCCCGTAGTGGGCGTGGAGGGCTGGAAGTAGACCGGGCAATCGGATGGCTGTCCTGAATTCCCCAAGCAATTATTATAGGTGATCGGAATGATCGCTTGGCCTATAACATTGTTGTTAGGAATGCAGGAGCATGGAGTTGAATTACATCCGCAATCAGGCATTTTCTTGTTGCTCCTTTAACTTGAGCGTCGATCTACGAATAGTAGCGGTTGTGTCTACATCGGGAGGGGTAATAGAAAGGACGTGGCGGCGGAGATCGTTGATCTGACCTTGGGCGGCATCGAGCCTCTCTTCCAAGGATTCGATCTTGGCGTCCTTCTTGGCCATCTCCTCTTTATACTCCTTCTTAACGTCTGTGCGCTCTTTCAGGAGAGCGCCCACCACCAAACAGAGAAGTCCTATCACTCCACCGCTCTTAACCAACTGCTCCAAACTTCCCAAATCAGCGGGAGCTGCTTGGGCTATTTGGGCGGTTAGGGAAGCCGAGGTTACCGCTAGGGCCGTGATGAAGTCTTTCAAGGTGTGGGTCCATTATTTGCATTAACGACTCAGGCGTTCTGGATAGCGATCCACGTGAAGGTATTGGTGCCTTCGCCATTGACCACGAAATTAGCTCCAGGGGTAATGGTGCCACGGCTTATATTAGCCTCGGCAGCCACTGAGGCGGTATTGTAGGAGACCACAATAGCCGTATTGGCCGTTACCCAAGTAGCCGTTACCGTGGCGGTTCCGCCAGACAGAACCCCTACCCCAGAACGATAGATGGGCTGCACCACTGAGGCGCGAGTAAACGCACCGCCAAGGACCAGATCGCCCGTCATTGCCGTATCGTCACCAACCGTCAGGTCGTCGGTAACGATCACATCTCCCGCCGTTACCGTGGTAAAGGTCGGAGTTGGGCCTACGCCGCCTGAAGGGGTACCGCCCGTGAATGAGCCACAGATAGGCTGGCAACAGGCATCGTCCCAAGCCGGGAGAGCGCCGGTCAGCGCATACTGAAGCAGGATGCCGTTAATGATCTCCAGATAGGTCCAGAGCTGGTTGTCGGTCAGATTGCAACACCCAACCGTCAAACACGCATAAACATCCTCAGTGTCGAGGATGGCGAGCGTTTCCGCCTGTGCCGCATAGATGGCAGCTAGTGAGTTGTAGTAGGGAAGCATAAAAGAATTGCGGGCTTCTCACCCACTGGGGACTTCCACTCAGTCCTGAGTTTTTTGGTTGTTTACACCAAGGAGATGTTACGGGGTGTTGCAGGCATTTCAATCCACGCCCCAGTGAAGGGGCGACTCCTTAATATTAAGGAGTGTTGCAGGCGAAGGTCGCACCTACCAAGCCGCCGCTGTCACCGCAATCCAAGCCGGAGGCCGAGATGATGTAGCGCAGGCTCTCAGGATCGGAGCTGATGACCGTCACCGTTACGGGAGAACCGGAACCGTCCACCGTGATAGCGGTCTGACCGCCCGTGCAGGCGATGGGCTGATCCACGTAGATCATCACCTGGTTGGTCGGGAGCGGATCGCCGTCCAGAGCCGTGGCCGTGCAGAAGGTGATCGTGGCCTCGTTCAGTGGAGCCTCCACGCACTGGATGCGGACGATGCACTCGCCCTCGGGAACCTCATTGCCCGAACCGAGGTCCAGGAAGTAGTGGTCGTAGGGCAGGTAGCTCGTCGCCCAGCGGGTGTTGAGGATCGTCGCGGTATCCACGGTGTTGTCCGAGTAGGTAACCTGTACCTGGCCGGGGCATTCGCAGTTCATCAAACCGCCGGGTTGGTTAGGCTGGAACTGAACGCGAACATCGACATAGCGGCTTCCACCGCACTCGGTGTGGGTGTAGATCACCTGGTTGCCCGCAAGGGTCTGGGTGATGCTGGCCGGGAGCGGAGTACGACCGGAGCAGGGTCCGTTCAGAACATCGCAATCTTCCGTGACTGCCTCGGTATTCACGATGGGGTACGGGGTGCAGTTCGGGGTCTCTGGGATGTTCGGCATCGTGCGGCGATACAGGATCGCGATACCCCGGTACGGCTGGTACGGCATGAAGCCCATGCGGAAGTGGAACTTCCAGTACGGCTTGAGCTTTTCCGGGTTGCACAGCGGATCGAACTCGTTCCAGGGAATCCAGCCAGTGCGCTGGACATCGGGAATGGTGATACCCTGGTTGGTCGTGATGCCTGGTTGGGTGAGCAACTTGGCTCCCATCGGGTTCTTGAAGTAGGCCACTCCGAACGGAGCGGTTACCCACGCCTTATTGAGAATGGTCTGGGAGTTGACCTCCACCGGCGTGGTGACGAACTTCTGGACCTCCACAATCCCACCTAAGCCATCGGGGGCGTAGCGGGGGAGGGTGGCGTCGATCACGAAGCGGAAGTTACCCAGGCCCTCGACATTGCCGGGGTAGAGGCGGGAATCGGGAACCTGACCCTGGAAGAGAATGGCCGGGGCTTCCCAGCGCAGGTTCTCCGTCCACTGTGGGTTGTTGATGACCTCATTGGCGTACCAGTCGCTATCAACCTCGACCTCCCATACCGGGCCACGGGGGCCTGCCTTCGCCAGGAAGCGGAAGGTGTAGTCCTGCATGATGTATTGCAGGAGGGTGTTCTGGAGGAAGGCGAAGGAGAGGGGCAGGATCGCGGTCGGGTCGATGACCTGTGGAAAGAGATCCGTCTCGTAGGTCTCGGGGTAGACATTCTGGATCGCCTGGGGCGAGTTGGTCGCCGTAACGGGGCTATTGGGCTCCAGGACGATCTTGTGACCAGCCGTATAGAGGCGCACGAAATTCTTGAAGTCCTGCATGGTCCGCTGTTCGGCCATCATGCGGGATTCGATCACCTGACCGGCGTAATCCCAGTAGGCGGCGGAAGAGGCGATGTCACGGGCGCAGACCTGCGGAGTGCGATAGTCGCGGCGGACAATCATGCCCTGCTGATAGGAGACACCGCCGAAGGGGATGTCGATGTAGCAGAAGATACAGTTGCTATTGCCTTCGCTCGGGCCGGTCTCGGCGACCTGGTCGGGGCGGGGCAGGTTATCCAGTTGGAAGTTCTGGATGCCCATCGGGATATAGGGCGGGTGGTAGACCTTGTTCCTCGGGATGTCACCTTGACCGTAGTCAAAGTTCATCGTCGGATACATGTTCACCACGCTCGACTCCAGGAAGAGCGGGTCTTCGTAAAGTCGCGTGATCGCGATCTTATCGAAGTAAAGAGGAGTGTACTGATTGGTAATCAGTGTAACGACCTCCTGCTCATTGCCGAAATTACATTCGGAAACTGCATCTTCGAGATCCCAGCGTTGAGAGACGGACGTTGCCATATGCAACCATATGGCTCACGTCATCTATCGCGTGCAATGTGAAATGTGCATATGCAACTTATATCTGCATATGCAAGAAAGCAACATTCTTAGACTACCGATCTCCGAATATCTTCTTGGAGACACTCTCGATGTCCTTGGGCATTCCGTTGCTGGGAGTCTTGGTCTCACTCTTGGTGGCCTCTCCGGGCTTGCTGCGGGAGGCTGCTTCCAGATCGGCCAGCTTCTTCAGTTTGGCTTGGATCTCTGGCAGGTTCTTCAGTAACAAACGACCGAAGAGGTTATTCTTCACTTCCTGCTCCTGATCGTAGCCCGCGCCTGAGAGGGCCTTCTCCAGTCCTAGGAGATGTTCGTTGCGCACATCCTCTACTCCAACTAGGAAGTCAGCTCCCAGTGTCTTCAGTTCAGCCTCGGCCTTGAAGGCAGCGGTACGGTGGACCTGACGGATGTTGTTCTGGTTCTGCTGCGCCTGCATCTCCATGGACTTCACCCGTTCCTGGTCTTTCTGAGAACGGATCTGTTGGTAGTTCTTCTCGTAATCCTGCGCGGCGTCATACGTGGTCTTGAGGGCGCGAAAGCCCCGGTCCCAGTCGTACTTGGAGATACTGTTCTCGGTGAAGAAGGTGTTCAACTTGGCGGCACGCTCCTTGGGCTCCAGATTCTTATCCATCTGGAGAGTGAAGGCTTCCTTGTAGAGTTCGGGGTCTTCGAGACAAACCCCCAAGAGAAGCTGCTTGGCCTCCTCTACGGGGTTGATGACATGGGTACGGTAGTCCGGGTCGTTCTTGGCGTCGTAGGCAATCAGGCGCTCCTGAAGCTCCTTGGCCGCGATCTCCCGCTCCTCCTTCTGGATACGGAATTCCTCACGCTCACGCTTGAGGGTCTCGTACTCATTCAGAACCTCGGTGGGGAGGCGGTCCTTGAAGGCGACCTTGAGAGGCTCCCACGGGTCTGCCTCGGGCTCCTTGGTGGGTTCTGGGGTAGTGGGAAGTTCTTGGAGTTGGGCGACTTCCTCCTGCTTGATTTCTGCCACAGGCTCCTGCTTATTAAGTTCTTCCCTGCGGGCGGCGGCTTCCATCTCGGGAGTTACTCCTTTGACGGTGGTGGCCACGGTTTCGCGCATGGTGCTGGGAGCGCCCTGGCTTTGCAGGGCGGCGGGAACTTTGAGTTCCTGTTTGGTGGGGGCTGGTAGATCTCTGAGTGCGGCCATGATATTTACTCCTTGGATATGATTCGACGAGCTTCCTCGACGCTGTTGACTTTAAGGCTTGTAGGATTATAGCCGAAACGAACCAAAATCCGTGAGATGGTCAGGTCACTTGGCTTCTGACCTTCAGATATACACTTCAAAAGCCTAGTGGCCTCTCGGTAGTCGAAAAGGTTGCTTTCTCGGGCCTCTTTGATCAACTCCTCCAACCGTGCAACCACCATATAGGTACGCGTCTCCAGCGCTTCCAGCCGAGCGTTTTCCGCCAGCTTATCCAAACGACGAGCGTTTTGGAATCGGGCCACAATAGCCTGAAGCTTGATAAGCGTGGAGGTCCGATACCGATGGGAAGAAGACGAAGTCTCCTCCTCGATCAGTGCTTTAATCTCCCGCAGGAGCAGAGATTCTTTCTGCGTTATGGGTAATCCGCCTTTCGGAGATACCTTCTTTTTGAACCAACCCATATTTCTCCTTGGTGGGTGTTAGTTAGTGGCATTAATTATTGCTGGCGCTCCAACTGGCCTCGGCGGTATTCCCCGGCCTTGTAGTTGGTGCGCTTCTGTTCTTCGACTTTCTCAGGAAAGGAGGGTCTCCATGATTCCAGAAGTCGGAGTTCCCTGCGGACGGCCTCGTTGGCTACCAGTCCATGGGCGTTGGTGTAGTCCACGGGCTTCTCGTCGATCTCTCGGAGACGCAGGTGGATGAAGGTGTGGCGATGCTCGGAGTTGAGCCACTCGTCGAAAGTTTGGTCCATATCAGTTCCGGGTCAGGTCGATCTGGGGTGGCATCTCCATGGGCTGAGGGGGAGAAAAGAGAACTTTGCCCAACACATCGTAGATGAGCGGAACAAGCTGTCCTTGGTCTCCGTAGAAGAAGGAGGTGTCGGAGGACTTCCCTTCCTCATCGAAGGCGATGAAGACGACCGGGGTTTTGCCGTCCAGTTTGGCCTTGTCGATGGCCGAATGCATTTTGGCTTTAGTTGGGTTCTCCATGCTATTTGTAAAGGGTATCGATCATTTCTTGGCCTTCGGTGTCTTCCGGGCGGATGGCTGCCAGGGACATGCGGTAGAGCATCTCCCCCAGCGGATAGGGATCGGGGCGGTAGAGGGCGATCACCAAGGACTTCCAGAATCCTTCGATGATGCACGCCTTCGGGAAGCCCTTCTTCTTCTGCGGGGCTATGGCTCTCAGATGTTGGTCCAAGAGGTCGTAGTCCCGTTCCCTTACCCGGATGGTGACGGCCCTTTCCATTATCCCAGCAAAGCGTAGGTTTTGTTGATGTTGGCCAAACTCTTGGCGTATTCCACTTCTTTGACTCCAGCGAAGAAAGAGCGGGCCTGACGGTCGTTGCGCCAGCGGTCTTCCAGCACCCGGAGGATGACCTCGGGGTTGATGAAGGGGACCACGTACTTCTCGGTGCCGTATTCCACGATTCCGTTGCTCACCCGGACCCGGCGCTTGCGCTGGTTGTTGGCGAACATATTGATCATGGACTGGGGCTGGAAGAAGGCTTCCTTGATGTCCTCTCCCTTCTGTCCTTCCCCTGCACGGGCAATGAAGGCATGGGCCAACACATCTACCGGAATGTCGTTGCGGAAGTGGATGTTCTGGAAGTCGTAGCCATGCTCGGTTACGTCGATGGCCTTACCGACCATACTACGCACGGGAATGCGGCGGCTGATGACCTTCGGAACCACGGGCCCCTGGGTAGGAGGAGGGCCTGTTTCCTCGGGGACCAGCTGGGCCAGTTTGGCTTTGGCTTCTTCCGGTTCTTTGCGAAGCTTCTCCAGTTCTTGGGTATCGGGCTTCGCCTCTGGAGCGTCAGTCTTGGTCTTGGGGCGACCCGGAGGACGCTTTTCTGGGATTCCTGCTTCTGTCATGTTGTCTCCTTGGGGTTAATTGGATTAATGGCCGCAGGCCGGGATCTCGAAATTCTCATGCTTCTCCCCGCCATACTTAAATTCGGTATCGGCAGGCCAGTTTATCGTCTTGAGATATGATCGGGCCTTTTCCTCTCCATCGGCTTGGGAGCGGCATGGGAATGCCAGTTCAAAATCCTCGATGTTAAAGAACATAGCCCCTATATCATCAATATAGGTTAGGGTGTAGGTAAGCTTTTCGGCCATCAGTTGGCTCCTTGGGTTGTTAATTAGTTAATGGCATTCGGTCAGGTCACAAACTGGATGATGGAATATTCCCTCTCCAATGCATTTGAATTCCAAATCCTCCGGCCAATTTAAGGTCTTTAGGTAATCTCGGATTTTCTGCTGCCCATCGGCCTCAGAGGTACATGGAAAGCATAGCTCTGCTTCTGCACAATTCAGAAGCAAGTCGTCCTCCGCACCTTCAATCTTAACCAATTTGTAGTGAATCGTTTTCATTAATTGGTGGATGCGTTCTGCTTGGCGATCTCCAGTTGCAGTGCGGCCTGTTGGGCTTGAGACTTCATAGTCTGGTCATGCTGTTCCTGCTTGAACTGCATCTGCTGCTGGAATTTCTCCTGAGCCTGCTGGGTCTTCTGAGCGTAAACTTGGGAGGACCGCTGCTTCTTCTCCTCGGTCTGGACTCGCAGAATCTCGATCTTAGCCTGAGTCTCGGGAGGGATTCCCTGGCCCTGCTGCTGTTGGCCTTCCGCCTGTTGAGCGGCGATCTGCTTGGCCTGTTGCTGGGCAAACTTGCCCACCTCATCCGCGATCTGGATGATCTGTTTGTAGGTGGCCTGCATCTGCTCGAAAAGAGGTTGGTTGTAGGGATCTTGGCTGAGTTGCTCCAAGTGTTTCCCTGCGTGCGGGATCATATTGGAGAGCCAATTGAAGACCGCCATGGGATCTCTTCCTTCCTTCAACCCCGCCAGAGCTTGACTGACCTTGGTGAAGTGGATCTCCAGATGGGTTCCGGGGTTCTGCAAAGCGTTGTAGGCCACCTCGTTGGTCTCCCAGAACATGAAGTTCTCGATCAACGCCAAAGCTGAATCGTTCACGTTCAGGTCCGTGCTATCGGAGTAGGGCCAGAAGCGCTCTATTTCGCTGTAGGAGGCTCCCTGCGCCATCGCCAGCTTGCGGATGAAGTGGAGTTTACCTTCGGGGGTTTGGGCTAACTGGATGAGCTGCTGGAGGGTTGTGATGTCGTTGGTGGTATAGTCCAAGCCGACATAGTCCACCGCTTCGATCAGGGCATTGAAGAACTGCTTAAAGGTGAATTGGCGATCCTTCTCCTCTAACTGTTCCTGTCCGGTGTGGGGCCAGAGGTCGTTCTTAATCCGGTCCTCGAAGTAGGTTTGCGGGTCGAATCCTGCATCGTCCTCTTTGTACTGTTTCTTGAGGCGGTGGAGGATGGCGAGCAGTTCCCCCCGGAGAGAGTCGAGGGGCACGGAGGCGAAGTCGGATCTTTGTCGCTGTACTTCGCCTGAAATGGCCTGTACCTGATCGCTGGTGGCACGGTCGGTGAGTTTTCCTGCTACTTTAGGGTCGTACTGGCTCGTGTCCCGGCTGTACTCCATCTGGTCGAACTGCTGGCTCTCGATGGCGGCGCGGATGATTCCATCGCTTCCGATGTCCCGCTGGGGGGCGAAGCCGGGAGGGGTTAAGGCTAACCCCGCGATGATGTTGAACTGGTTGAACTGGTCCGTCTGCTGGCCGAATTGGGCTTGGAACCAGATCGGGAGGCGGGTCACCATCGCGTCGTTGATGGCGTTGCGCTTGATGTTGTTGGAGATGTCCAATTCGTAGGCGAAGCCCGCCAGTCCCCGCAGGTCTTGGGCGACGTTGGTATTGGTCATCCCGGTGTTGGGGTAGATTCTCCAAACATCTTCCAACTTCAGGTTCTTATCGTGGAACTGGTAACTCAGGTATTGGCCATTGGGCATGACGGAGTCGCCCCAGATGTTCCTTACCCGGTCCAGCCCATCGATCTCGGCGGTATTGGTCATTCCCCTATTCCAGCGGAAGAGGGTTTTAGTTACCCCTCCTTTGATCTCCTCGTTCCAGATCCAGGCCCAGGTGACCTGATCCTGGCATTGGCCGTAGTACTGGCTGAGTTGCTGGACGTCGTAGGTTCGGACGATGAACTCCCAAGATTGGTAGGTTTGGCTGGTAACGCGCCAGAGGGCCCATTGGAGGGCTTCCTCCAGTCCTTCCTTGATGTAGTAGCTATTCTCCCAGCCTCGGGCTTCCTCGCGGCGGTAGAGTTCGTACAGGTCGTCGGCCCGCTGCCAGAAGACCCGGATGTAGAACTTGATGTTCTCCTTCTTGTTGGCTCGCTCGAAGTAGACGTTGAGCATCTCCGGGACTCCGGGGAATACCGAGTAGTCGTCCACTTCGGAAACTCCCAGTCCCCATGCCACCTGATTGTAGCTGATCTTCAGCAGGAAGTCCGCGAAGAAACAGGGATCGCGGTCCAGCATGTCGATGAAGATTTTCGTTAGTCTCGACTCGAAGTTCTGCCGGATGACGGGATTGGCCAGAAAGAAGTATTCGGGCTTGTCCTCGTCTCCCTTGCGGAAGGGGCGGAAGCAGAGTTGGGCAAAATAAATCGCCGCCTTCAGCATGTTGAGTCTGCTAGTGCTGGCGGTTTCGATCTGGGACCAGCCCTTGCGGTAGGGGACGTTACTGATCCAGGAGAGGCCGGATTCTTCCAGATAGGCCGGGTCATGAGGGAGCAGGCCGTCGAACTGCTCCATCATGTTGAAGATGGAATAGTGGTGTTTGGCGTAGGCGATGTAGGCAGAGGCGCACACCATCAAGGCCCGTGGAGCATCGGAGATGCGTCTATCGGGTACCTCGATTTCTACGATGTCAGTCGTTTTGTAGTCTGGCTGTGCCATTATTTGAATTAATCGTCTTGGTATTGATCAATAAACTCTCCAAGCGCGTCCCTAATCAGAATGCAGTGCTCCATGTCGGGTCTAGGATTTTCAAAATCAATAGATATCTCGGTATTCCCATCCTCTCGCACCTTCGTCTTGAGAGGAAAAATTACTTTAGTGAGAGCCCCGTGGGCCAAGAACACAAGTTGGGTAGCTTTATCCATAAGAATTAGGTGCGGTTTTTGATCCAACAGGCGTTGGGGCAGGCTTCGGATTGGTGGGGGCCGTTCTCCTTAAAGGTCTCCAGGCGGGCGGGGAGCATGTTGGAGAGGTAGCACTTGCAAACCCCGCAGTTGGCTTTCTTGAGGGCTACGGGAATCTCGTAACGCTGGCCTTTGAAGAAGGCCCTGGAGCGCTCGTAGAGGGCCGCTACAACCTTTCCGGCTCCACAGGTCATACATCCCTTCATGTTTTCCAGCTTCGGGCATGGGGAGGAAACCTGCTTCCCGGTTGCATCGAGTCCGCTGCAAATCTGGGAGCGGCGCAAGATTTCCTCTTGGGATACAATTTCTCCCAGGACCGTGGTTTTGAAGATGGCCTTAATTCCGTTGGCGATGTCTTCAGGACGCATCTCGTGGACGCTCTTGCCGGTTCCTTGAGGGGCTCCCATCTTCCGAACTGGCTTGGGGTCTTTCAGTTTCTTCAACTCGTTGTAGACCCGATTGTAGTTCGTGGGCTTGCCGAGTTTCCGGCGTCCATCGACCACGGCTTTCACCAAGGCATCGTAGGTAGGTGCCTGGTAAACCTGGATTGCTCCCTTGATGGTTTCCTTGTGTTCAGGCATAAGGAATCATCGTCTCCAGTTGGCCGTTAAGCTCGTACAGTTTCTTCAAGATTTGCCCCAATGCCCAACTAGGCAATCCATATTCGCCATCTTCCTCATCGGCTGGTTCCGGCACAAAAACGTATTCCCCGTCACACTCTTCTCCTTCAAACTGCCGAAGGGAGCCGATTAGCTGCCCGTGTCCTGATAGGATTTCATAAACTCCATTCGAAGCTTCCTTAAACTGTAGATTGTAGTCTTCCATCAGTATCTGCGGTTCCAGCCACCACGCATTGTGGTAGATGATTTATTTTGTTTTATTTGAGGGACTTTGTCAACCTCTCCCGGCCAGAAGTTGAGGTAGTCCCTAGCAAAGAGGGCGGCTTGGCAGAGAATGTCGAAGATGTCAGGGCTGAATCCCATGCGATCTCGGAAGCCCCCAACCTTATTGGAGTTGCGTTTCTGCTCCAGTCTGGTCTTGCCGCTCTGCTTGTCCTCCTGGGTTCTACGGGAGCAGATTTCCTTCTCCACTCCCTCTCCTCCGATGACATTGTCGTTCAAGCCTCGGATCTGTCCGTATCGGATGAATGCTTCCAGCAGAAAGGCCGCTTCCGTGGCTACGTTGGCATAAACCTTCTTGGCGGGCACGGAGCCTCCCTGCGGGTCCACAGGCTTATCCGAGGCCATTGCGTGATACTGGATGCCGTGGCAGTTGAATCCTCTTTCTCTTAGGAGGGAGAGGGGGCCTGAGTAGTTGGTGTAGTCCAGGATCAGATTCCCACTCGGAACCTGCCACTCCACGGCTTTGTCCATGATGATCCCCGTGGCGTCCCGGTCGTAGGTGTCCGGGTTCAGTTTGGGGAAGAGGAAGATCTGGGCAATGTTCAGGACTCGTCGATTGCCTTCGTAGAGGAGCTGCATGTGGCCCAGTGGGGCTCGGTCGGCACTGGTGGGAGCCGAGTCGAAGGTCATGAAATTGATAACCTCGGCCTTCCTGTTGATCTGCGGGAAGGCGTGGCAGTTCATCTGCTCGATCAGGGCGTAGCGGATGACCGCTGTATCTATGTCGCTCGGAGTGAACCAGCCCTTCCAGAAACGGAAGAAGCCCATGGTCTGTCTGGAGATGGCGGTGGCATACTCTCGTAAGAGCAGAGCCTCCGTGGGACGATAGTGATATCGGATCGGATCTCGCATGCCGGGCGAGTTGTCATTATCCAGTCGGATGCACCATGCTTTCCTTCCATTGAACTTGGACTCCCATTCAGTGGCGGCTTCCGTATCCTTGGTGGGGTCTACAGAAGCCCAGCCATCTATCGGTTCGGCGGCTTTTCCTAGATAGTCCCCAGGATCGGCCAGGTTTCCCGACCTGAACTCCCAAAACCAGTGGGCGTGGGTGCGTAAGTTGGCTCCCGCTTGGAAGAGAGCATCGGGGGAGCTTTGGGATTCGTCCGTGAAGAGGATCTGACAGAAGGGGTCGTGAGTTCCCGTGAGAGCGTCGATGCGGCTGGCGGCGTTGCTGTCATTGGAGATCGTCACTCCTTTGACGATCCCTTGGACTCCCAGATGAGCGCCCTTCTTGCGGCGAATCATCATCTCGCCAGGGACCAATTCTCCCGAGCCGATGAAGCTGGAGCAGTCAGGGTTACTCCTGCGGTAGAGTTTTTCTACCGTGGCCCAGCAGGCTTTCTTTAGCTTCTCCTCGGTGATGGAGGAGAATTGGAACCGACAACCCTTGTAGGTATGGGCGAAGTAATCCCAGACCGTCAGGCCGAAAGCGATAAAGATGGTAGTCTTGCCGCCACCGGCAGCTCCTACAAGGTTGACGGTGTCCCAGTGGGCGATGGCTTTGATGATGCTCTCGCCCCACTCGTCTCTCTCGAAGTCTCCGATCAGCCTTCCGTCTCGGTCCTTCTTGGAGGGCCATCTGCGTTCCGCTGCTCTCCACCAGTGCTCTTCTCGGGAGATATCGGTCGGGAAACCCTTATGCCCCATCTTCTCGACGGGGTAGTAATTCATGAAGAAGAACATCTCCAGATCGTACTGGCGGACCTCTCCTCCTATCTGCTTCTCCAGTTGATAGAGGAACTCAGGGTCCGAGGCGTAGCCGTAGGTCCATTGGACTCCGTTGGCTAAGGCTTCTTCCCTGGTTTTGAAGCTGTATCGATGGATGGCTCCCATTATGGCTCAACAACCGCAATCCAGTTTATCCCCAGCCCGGAATCCGTTGCGCCCGAGCTTGATTCAATCTCAAACGATACCCCTGGAATAACATTCCCTGGAATAAAGTTCAGGGGACCGACAAGCGACGGAACCTGGCTTATGGCCACAACCGTGGTAGCATTGGTTACCCATGGCGCAGCCACTAAGGCAACGCCAGATCCGTTAAGGGTGGCGGTTCCCTGGGCAACCCCAGAAAGTGCATTGGTAGTTCCAATTGTAAGAGTAACGGGAATGGCCACTCCGCCATCCGCCTGAAAAACCGTAACGCCTACGTTGGTTCCAGCGGCCAGTGTTAGATCGGCACCTACCGCATCCAGTCCATTATTAGATCCGGCTCCATCGAGAAATACTGAAGCGCCTCCAGAGTCCGTAACGAGCTGGACGGTATTGGCCACGATCTGGGAGCGGGAGAAGGTATCCCCATCGGCGGTGATAATGGCTCCGTTATAAGCCATCTCTCCGAGCAGGGAGATGTCGTATAGGCTGGCGGTTCCAAAAGTCGCCGTATCGTCGTTTATGGTATTATGGGCACCGGAGATATCGTAGAAGGTTGCCACATTGCCAATCGTGGTAGCGGGGAGTTCCACCGTTCCATCCGACATGGTAACGGCGGTTACGATAGCGGAATCGATGGTGGAATTATTCATTCTCACCACTCCGCTCCTTTGGATCAGGGCTCCATTTCCTGCTCCGGTGATGGCCGATCCCGGGGCTATGACTGTCCCGTTATCCGCCACCAAGGCGTAGGTGTTCCCTGCGGTGACCAGGTCGACTCCGGTAGCGTTGATTACTCCACCATTCAGAGCGACCATGTCTCCATAAAATCCATTGACGATCATGTTGGTCCCCACATTGATCAAGGCTCCATCGGAGGCCAGGATTCCACAGTGTCCAAAGACCGGAGCGCCCCCGCTCTTCAAGACCGAGAATCCATTGATCGTCACTCCGCTTGGGCCTGAGGAGTAGATGGAGCCTGAGTTGGGATTGAGATAGGGAGAAGTCGGAGGGCTTGGGAGGGCCGCGAAGGAAAGGGAGCAGGATGCCGGGGTTCCCGTATTTCCCGTGATCGAGATGAATCGTCCGTAGGGATGGGCGAGATTGATCTGGGTCGTGGTGTAGTTGTACGCCCCATTGGCTACTTGGATCGTTACCGTGGCGGTAAGGACCGCCTCATTCAGGGCCGTTAATGCACTAATGATGGTTGAGTGGACACTCGGGACCGTTAGGGTTGTGGGGACGGTGACCAAGATCAACTTCCAGTAAAGCGGGCTGGTTTCGGGGGTCTGGCCTACGGCACTCTGTAAGGCCCGGTATACATTCCCATCGGCGGCTTCGACCTGATAGCCCGTGGCGTAGGTCAGAACCGCATCGTAGGGTGTGGCGCTAATAGCGATGGCTCCAGTACGGGTCTTCTGGGTAACCAGACTGGCGTTTTGGAGGGGTACGACTTCTAGCCCCGTAAGGGAGGCAGAGGCGCTCGGAAGATCGTTGATGGTTACACAGGCCATTTTAAGTAGTTACCTCAAGGTTAAGTCCGTCCTCGGTACAAATAGTAAATCCAGCTGGAGTGCAGAGGACCAGAGCGCAGGCGGGGGAGAAATTGGGTCTTTCCTCGGCACATCCACATCCCGCCACATCGTCAGGAGTTATGGTATTACAGGAGAGGATTTGCTGCAATGCCAATCTCCGGGCCAGCCGATAGGCCATTTCGTTCGCGGCAATCTGGGCGGCGGCTTCGCTGGAGTAGTCCGCGATCAGGACCGCAAAATAAGCGGCAGGCACGATTCCCGAGACAGATCCCGAGCCGTCATTGCACTGGCGGACGAAGATCTGCTCGCAGTTCAGCGCATAGGGGTAGGGAGGGATGGAGGGGATGCGGCAGTTCGTCCTCATGGCAACACCTCGATAGTTACCGTTGCTGGAGTACTCGTATTGCTTCCATTGCTTACCGTGAACTCGAAAGAGTCAGTTCCCGTGAAAAGCGGAGCTGGAGTGTAGGTGTAGGAATCGCCGCTCCCGAACAGTGTCCCGTGGGAGGGGTCGGTCGTAATCTCGTAGAACAGGAAGTTCCCGGCTTCGCTGCTTCCAGTTAAAGTAATGTCGAGAGGGGTTTCGGAAGCCGTTTCCAGTTCCTGTGGGTCCGCTACCGGGATCGTGTTCTCGCATATCAGGTCGAGGACTTCATCTTTGGCCAATTGGAGGGCTATGCAGTTGGAGGAAGATTGGTTGGGAGTGAAGACCGTGTCCGCTGGAGTCGTGGCCTCGTAGTCCCCTTCGGTAAATGTCTGAGCGACATTTCCGAATTGGCATCGAAAACGATAGATAGGGAAACATCGATTCACGATTAAGTTGTAGCCTTTTCGATGTCAACGCGCAAGTGTTCTAAGATGGTCTTGGCCGGGACGAGGAAGGGCTTCTTCTTGATGGAGACATCTACCGCCGTGGGCCACCAGGTAGTTTTGAAGGTGATCTCAAAGGGCTTCTGGATGGTGAAGAAGGTAAAGCTGGGGTCGAAGTAGCCACGGGTCTTCAGGCCCTCGCGGACTTGGTAGATGTCCTCGATTCCCTCGATGCGGATGCCGCCCTCATTTTCCTTGATGGTCATCGGAATGCAATTGCTCCCTCTGGATACACGTCTGAATTCTCAGCCCAATACCCCCTATTCTCATATGCCGTATTTTCACAACATGGGGCTTTGGATATTGAATACCCCTCATTCAAAAGCTCCATGATTCGATCTTTGGCGTCTGGGGCTTCTTCGTGGATAAATAAAATAGGATCTTTCATTGGTGGAATCATGCTTTAAGGGCGGTCTCGAATTCCTTGACGGCTTCGCGGGATACCCATGCGTCGATCTCTTGGCGCTTGATGGGGCCGTGATGGTTTGTGCTCCAGCGCAAAACCCGAGCTGTATATTCGAAAGCGAACGTATGATTGGATTTGGATCGCTCGATGAACTGGACGGCATTATGGACGTTGTACTTCTCCATGCAGACCTTGAGGGATGGATCGAAGCCTATCGAGTCATAGGAGGTCTGGAAGATTCCCGCTTCCTCGTTGGCTGCGCTATCCTCGTTCGGGTTGGTGGAGTCCCGACCTTCTGTCCAGTCCCAGGATGACTCGAAGCCTCCTAAGACTCTCAGGGCTTCGCACATGACCGCTCTGCGCTCCAGTTCGGTCTCGTAGGGGCCAAGCTCCGCATTCAGGGAAGCGTAGATGTCCTGTTGGTCGTTATAGGCGAAGATGGCGGGATGAGCTGTCTTGGCCCATGAGGTCAGTTCGGCCAAGAAGGCATCGGGAGCGCTACCGCGATTGGGAATCTCTTCCTTGGCCGCTACGAAGATCGGGGGCGATACAGGGGCTTCCGATTGCTTAATCTCAGCGATCAGAACTTCCAACTTAGCGATGATTTGTTCTTGGGTCATTGGATTACGGTATCTACCACGGAGCCTGCTTCGGTGACGGCGCTCTTGCTGAGATCAACCATGGCCTCCGTCTGTTTGACGACACGGACCACGTCTGCGGCCTTCCCGAAGGAGTCGGATTGATTCAGGTCTTCGGCATAGAAAATGTACTCTCCGGTCTTGGCGTTGCCCTTGATGACCATTTTGGAGGCGTTCGTTCCCAGCATGGCCGATCCGTAAGGACTGGTCCCGGCGCATCCGGTTAAGGCAATTAATGGGAGGAGTAGAAGTACTTTCATTTGCCTTGATAGAGGAGAACGACACCATTGTAGACCGAGCAATTGATGATCTTGGGCTTCTGGACTCCGGGGTCGAGGACGATGGCTCGGGTTCCATGGAGAAAGGCGCAGTCTTTGATGGTCACATTCTTAACGCCACTTTTGATTCTGATGGCGCTTTTAAAATAATCGAAGTAACAGTTTTCGATCAAGACATCACCCGTTCCTTCGTTCAATTGGAGACATTTATCCTCGGCCTTGGCGAATCGACAGTTACGGATTACCACGCCCTGAGTACTATGGTTTTTATAGGTTGAGATCGCATCTTCTCCGACATCGGGAATCGATACATTCTCCAGCGTGGCCTTTCCTTCCCGAACTGAAACGCTCTCGGGCCAGCTCTTGGCAACTACGTTTTTAAGCGTGGAGCTGCGGAGCATGTAGAAGGGGGCCTCTTGGTCCTCGTCCTGATTACCGTTTCCGCGTAGCCCTCCCCCATCGACGGTGGCCATCTTGTAGTCCTTCGTCCCGGAGAAGGTAATGGTATCGGAGATCTTAATGACCTTGCCTGAAGGCTTGGGCCAGTCGATCTGGATGTCCTTCTCGGCCATTCCCCCTGTGGTGGAGCAGGAAGAGAACAGGAAGGCCGTGGCGAGGCTCAGGAGCGCGAGAAAGAGGGTTCTCATTATTGGGCCTCGGACAGTAGCTTCACCTCTTCCAGGGTTGCCAGAGGACCGTAAACCTCGGTGTAGCATTGCAGGAGGGCCGGGGATGAACATTGGCCGAAAGCTACGGCTTTGGGGCCTTGGTCCTTGACGGTATCCGAGAACTGACAAGAGGTGAAGGATAGGGTGAGAATAGCGATAGCAATTGCGTATTTCATAGGTCAGACAGTAACTCGATTCCAGCTTACGGGACCGGCATCTGCTGGATTGGTGGAAAGGATCGTGAAAGAGGTATTATCTACGATCTGGTAATAGAGTATACCGAGGGGTAGGAAGCCGGGAGTTACGAGGATCACGCCATTAGCATTCGTTACTGCCGCATCGGCAATAGCGCCCGTAGTACCAAGCGCCATTGTATTCTTTCCTGTAAAAATACTGGAAATAGGGGTAGAGACAGAGGCCCCGCCGCCACCAATAGTAACAAAGTTGGTAGAGATATTTAGAACAGCATTGCCATTTCCTATCCCCAATCTAAGGTTCATGGTGGCCGGTCCGCCAGTGGATACGCCCTTTAGGGTGGCGTCATTAGCCAGCGTGTTGGTAAACAGATCGCCATTGGATCCTGCCGTTCCCACAGCAAAGAAACCAGCTCCCGAATTAGAAAGAAGAGATAGAAATACTTGTCCCGCCGAACTTACGGTAAGCGGATTGGTTGATCCGGTTTGAGTAAGTGTTCCAGTACGAACAATATTGACATTGTTTAACGGAAGCGTTGCTCCGGTACTCCCTACATTGTACTGGGCCGAGGTACCATCCGAGAGGATCGGGCCATTTCCAGAGTCCTGTATACGGACATTGACTACCCGAGGGGCAGTATCGTTAAGAGAAAAAGAACCATTGATGATCTCGTTTATCGAAAAGCTATTGGAAGCCACGATAAAAAGCTCCACCTCTGCCCCTGGGGGAACAAGGCTTAGATCAAATGCCCTATCGGCGGTTTGAGTTCCTACGTTCCATAGGACAAGGGCCGCGTCCTTTGGGACCACGTAATCGGCATCTGCCGTATTGGTGTAGACCCCGAGATGCTGGAAGTCGGCGGGGTTGAGCTGCTGATATGAAAATCCTTGAGCCATGAGATTAAGGAGTCGGGACGGCGATGGTCCAGGAAACGATGGCGGTGGTATCGGGGTCGGGGCTGGTTACCGTGATCGGGTCGCCGAAGAAGCGATCCCAGGAGCCATGACCGATGGAGACGCCGGGAGGCAGGGAGAGGGAGCCTACCGTGACGTTGGAGGTGGAGGTTACCAGATTGGTCACGGCAAAGGTGGACCAGTCTTGGGGAATGACCACGGCTCCATCGTTGGCGGTATCCCCCGCGAACTCGGTTGTGCCGTAGTTGACGATAGGAGGCGGGCCTCCTACGAGGGCACAGTAGATGAGGAAGATGCGCTCGATTTCCGAGGCAGTCTGCCAAGCGGAGAAATCGATGCCGTTACACTCGGAATTGCACGAGACGATTGCCATTTTGGGAAATTGGGACAGGGATTAGATAGGAGCCTAGCGGAAAGGGATGGCGGGGTCAATGGAGATGTTTCGGAGGCTGAACTACCAAATCCGTTTCAATCGTTATCAAATCGTTAATTGGAATAATGGGGGGCCGTTAAGAAACACGCGTGTCGATTGTTGTGAATTTAGGGTTGACTCAAATCGTCACGCATGACACAAGTGACGAATGGCATTTGTTAAACTAGACTGCGGAATGTTGGACTCAAGCATCTGGCCCGACCGGATTGCTCGGGAGGTTTTTATCACGGCCCTTCTTATGGCTCAACCCCATGAGCTTCTGAAGGATACGGTACAGATAAAGGTGGATAGCCTTGATCCCGATGGAGAGGTTATCCCTGCGGGCTGGTATGGGATCGTGGAGGCCGCTGGAATAGGAATCATCACCAGAGCCATGCTGAGCCGTCAGGAAGGCATGGAGGCCCTTAAAAGGCTATGTTCATGCGACCCAGAGAGCCGCAGCGAAGAGCATTGCGGGAAGCGGATGGCCCGCATCAATGGCGGCTATCTGGTTTTGAACTACGACAAGTACCGAATGAAGGACCACACGACTGCCGAGCGGTCCAAGCGCTACCGGGAGAAGAAGAAAAGGCTTACCGTCACGCGTGACATCACGCAAGCAGAAGTAGAAGGAGAAGTAGAAGCAAAAGGATACCCGGAAACGGAACCAGAGGGTACTGCGTACCCGTCGCCCTGCGATGGCGACGGTGGTGGAATTACTGATTCCCAGACCCGGAGTGTTTTGAATGAAGAAATCTATTCCCTCTATCCGAGGCCCAAGCGTGGGGAACACAAGGAAGAAGCGTTGCGTGCCATCGAGCATTCCATGCTTCGTGTCGCTCGTGAAAAGGGGATAACTGAGGTCCAGTCCTATCAGTTCCTGAAATCCTCAACCATTGCTTACGCAAACAGCAGAGAAGTCGGCCGGAAGATAGCACTTGCCCAGACCGATAAAATCCCAATGGCCAAGAACTGGTACAGCGATGGTCGCTACAACGATTGATAGGAAACGGTATGACCAGAAACGAAATCTACAGTAACTACATCCGAAGCGAAGAGTGGGAGTTATTCCGCAGAACTGCACTTCGTCATTACGGCACCAAGTGCAAGGCCTGCGGGAAATTCAAACTCCCACAGGCCCATCACATCAACTACCGGAACCTGCACGATTGCACCTTGGACGATCTAGTTATTCTCTGTAAGCGCTGCCATGAAGACCTTCATCGAAAGCTGAATGCTCTTGGATTGAAGTCGTCTGACTTGACCCGAGAATTAACGGTGGTATTCGCCCGCAGGAAGCCAAGGGGGATTACGGAGCCTAAGTACATGGCACTGCTAAAGAAGGTGCTTATGGGAGAGATGGACCCTTCAAAACTTCCTATTTATTCCCCTCCCGAAAAGAAGCCGAAAAAGATGGAGTTTGCTCACACTTTATATATCGGCATCAATTTCAAAACCAACTTCCCTATTAATGACAGTGCCAGCAGAGCCATTGAGCTTGGATGCGCTAATACCCCAATAGTCGAACTTCAGGATTACCTTAAAACCAAATACCTAACGGATAGTGAGGTCGGGAATAATCTTGGAAAAATAGAGAGGCTGTATGATTGGCCGCCAAAGAAAAACCAGAAATGAATCTAACACCCGAAGACATCGCCCTGCTTCTGGACAAGAACGTCCACGGCTTCACTAATGCCCAGTTTTCCAGATGGGGATTTACCGAGAAACCCAAGAAAGGCTGGAGAACCAGCCTGCTGATCGAGAACGGAATCAATCCACATCCTCCGATCATTGAGAACTGCGAGATTCTGGAAATTCCCGACTACATTCAGCCCATTGTCCAAGGCGTAGGTGGCGAGCATTGGAACGAGCTTTCCAAGGGAACCCAGCATGTGATCGCGCAATGGATCGCCAAAGTCGTCAAGGAGTACAACGAGAAACCCCGTTAATGCAAATAACCAAGGAGAAAGAAATGACCAAAGAGAAGCTAAGCCAAACATTGGAAAAACTGGAGGAGTCCGAAAGGAAATCCTCCATCGTCGAAGACCTGATCGAGCAGTACGAGAAGGATTCCAAATTCACCCACACCACCATCCGCGTCTACAATCACAAGGGAACCTATCGCTCTCAGAATTACTGGAGAGATGTTCAGATCCCCATTCCAACCCTTCTGGAAGTTCTGAGAGGTCAAAAGAAGACTGCCGATTCAAAAGCCAGAACCATTAGGAAGGCACTGAAGATTACTGAATAACCAAGGAGAACCAATGAAGGCACTAATAGAAATTACCTGTGGGGCTCCACATTTGATGGCTAAGGCTCTAGAAGATCGGGCATGGCTGTGTGATGTGACGATAAGCATTCGCAACCGGAGATGCCTATCCCGACGATTGACTGCCTATGCCGAAGGGGAAGAAACGAAACTCAAGGAGTTCCTTGAAAGCTCCAAGCTATTCCACGATTCAAATCTAACAGGGGACCGTGAATTCAGCGCCCTAACCCCCGATTCATGAAACATCAGATCCAATCCAAACTCTTCACCCGAGCTGTCCATCTCCGCATCCAAGGGAACCCAGGAATAACCCAAGAAGAGATCAAAGCTCAGATACCCGATCTGGAAGGCTCCGTCCTCTCCGCCACCATAACTCTCCTACGCCATAAGCTGATCCGCCAGGAAGGCGGGAAACCCGCAAGATTCTATCCTGTATGAGCGAACCAATCTCAATCCACGGAATATCGACAACCCTCGAAAATGGGGAAATGGTACATAGATGGCTATTTCGCCCAGCACCGCGAGAAAACGAACAAACCATATCCCCCGATCCTATCGACCCGGAGGATCTCAGGAACTATATTGTGGAATTGGATACCACCCTTGGAATAGCCAAGGCAATCGAAAGAAAGCTCATTAATTCAAATAACGACCAATGAAAGACCATTCACACCTTATCGAATCCCTGAAGCGAGACGAAGAGCAACAGGATGCCCTTCAGAACGCTCCACAAGCCCCGTGTAGCCCTTCCGGTCCCTTTGGTGTCCCAATGTCCTTCCGGGACTTCCTGCGTCTCAAAAAAGAGGTGTTAGAAGCGTATCAACTCTATCTGGACGAGCTGGAGGACTTCAGGTGGCATCAATACTTCTCAATGGAGGAGGGATCTAGCCATGAAGACGCCTCCGGTCAAATCCAGCTCTTGGGCTATCGCCGCTTAAAAGGGGGGAAGACCCTTATTCCTTCATCGGAATGGCCCGAAGCCCTCAAGGGCCTGACACAGGAGGATATCGAGATTCTGAAGCTATGAATGAGATCGAACAACTTTGGGAGAAGAAAGACCCCTTGTATAACCATAACCCCGAATGGTTTAAGGGAAACGGATTCCAGAGCTGGTTTACTGGCCATTGGGTTTCCTTCCATCGCGGTCCCAAACCTCCCGAAGCCCTCGATGACCATACCTACTGGATCTGCGGGGAGATCGTCAGGAAATGGAGCGGGAAGCGCTGGGAGATCACCGGGAGACTGAAGGAAAAGCAACATTCTCCTTGATCTCTCCCGTGGGAGTAGCTAGCTTAAAGAAGGATCGAAACAGGGGTTACGATTTGATGTTCCCGAGATTGAGAGTACCGGAATTGATCTGCGGAAGCCCCTGCGCATTGTGAACTCAATCCAGCAATGCCGATCCACCAATTTATGCGGGGGATGTGCGCCTATCGGGAAACCGAGTCCTTCGCTCCACTTGCCAAGAAGCAGCCAAGTTGCCGGTTCGCTACCGGATGATCTGTGTGAGCCCTCGGGATAACCATAGAGAGAATGACAAAAAGCCCGTCCAATTTTAACACTCCCTGGCCCGCAAGGGCCTAGCGAATAGCGAGGTGTCCCGAAATGGAC